TCGTAATATATTAAATAACAGTTATGAAAACAAAGAAAGTAGAGGTAGTAAAAGATAGATGGTCTGATGGGATAGCTTTAGAAATATCTCATAATGGTTGGCAAATCACTGCTATTAATGATTTAGATTTAGAGGATTTAAAGAAACTTCGAAAAGTAATTTAGAAAAGCTATAAGAGGGTATGAAAATAACTAATCAGTTTAAATCTAGACTAAGGACATATTTTATTAAACGATTGGGAGGTTACGATTACCGGCATGGCTGGATGCGTATACCAACTTGCCCCTATTGTGGGAGAGAACATAAGTTGGGAGTTAACCTTTCTATGTATAGAACCAATTGTTTTAGATGTAATGCCCATCCTTCCCCTGCTCAACTAATAATGGACATAGAAGGATTTACTGAGTACCATGAACTAATTAATTTTTTGAACAATGGCCAATTTGATGAACTACAGTTTAAGGAAGAGAAAATCGAACTTGCCGAAAGTAAGCCAGTATATCTCCCTGAGGGATTTAGAAACATTTCGCTCGGGGATAGCCAACTTGCAAAAAGCATTCGAGGGTATGTCAAGAAACGCGGCTTTAACCTCGAGAAGTTTTCAAGATGTGGTATCGGATATGGAACAATGGGTACGACATATGGGTACCTTATCATACCCTTTTATTACAAAGGCCAACTTAGGTATTACAATGCTCGAAATGTTATCGGCAAAGGGCCCAGATATAATAACCCAGACAAAGATATTACCGGTTTGGGAAAACAATTTATCATCTTTAATCATGATGCGTTGGAGATGTATCGGTCGGTATTCATTTGCGAAGGGGCACTTAATGCTCTCACAATTGGGGATAGAGCAATTGCCACAATGGGCAAAGCTATATCTGCATTCCAAGTCAATGAGTTACTTAAATCCCAATGCGAAAGATTTATTATATTGTTGGACCCAGACGCAAAAGAATATGCCATCAACTTGGCTCTCAAGCTTGTTGCATATAAAAAAGTCAAGGTGGTGTTTTTACCAGACGGAAAAGACGTAAATGATTTAGGGAGAAGTCAGACACTTAAGTTAGTATATGCTACCAGGTACCAAAGTTATCAAGAATTGATATCAATCAGAAACTCATTGAAATAGGGAGTTCCTATTATATTATAAAATAATATATTTAAAAATAATATATTTATGCGTGAACCATCTATCCATATAACTAAGTCTCAATTTGAGGAAATATTAAATACCCTAGAGGTAGATAATTTCCCAGTTGAGGCTTTTTTTGTTATTGCTCGAAAGGAGGCAATAAATCATAGAGCAGTCTTAGTTTCTAACAATAAGAATACTAAGAGAGTTAATAACATTTTACTAGCATCTAAGGGGGATGCTGCCCTTGTTGCTGATATTTTATATGCAACTCGTATAAAGTTAAAGCATAGAGGGGTTCGTAAAATAAACGAAAGTAATTCTCGAGAATGGGCAAATTGTAAAAAGCTTGCAGAAGTATGTAATAACTTCTGTGAAGATTTCAAATTTGATACCCGGGAAGGTTTTATTAAATACATTGAGACTGGGTTAAAGAGGATGACTGATTATCGTAATGTTATGCAAAGGTTATTATCCATGCAGGAGAACATTACTAATCAGATAGATGCTGAGATAGAATTACAACATTCAGATTTAGAACTTACTAAAGAGGTACATGATTATTTCATAGGTAAGATTGCTAAGGCAACTGGTATATATGAGTCTTATGAAAATCAACCCGAGAAGTATGTACACTTTGCAAAGGTAGGTGAATTCCTAAAAGAGGAGGGCTGGAATTATAAGACCTTCATCGATGCTCAGTTTGAATCTCTTGCATGGTGCAATGGGTTACCGGATATTGCACAAATGTATACGGATAAAGCAATTGAAAGATACAATAAGTATTTATATAAATATAAGAATAAACAACTACTTGAAGGTGAACCAGAAGTTGAAGGTTCCCTTTGGGATAAAATAAGAAAATGATATGAAAGGTTTACAATTTTTCGGAAACAGAGTAGAGGATGCAGCTAATGCTTTTATAGATGTCCTCAAGTATTCAGACCAATCCGTGGATTATCCAGATTTTAAGGATATCGAACCATGGCCTGATGAGATAATTAATATGTTCTATGTGATTTGGAAGAATGCCAAGTTCTCAGAACTAAGTGCCATCATTATGTATACCCAACAGTCTTCTAGATTTGAAGAAATATCAGAATTGATGTTGGGTATTGGTTTGGTAGAGATGAGACACCTTGATAAGATATCGGACTTTTTACAAAAGGCAGATCCCTATGAGGATTACTCTACCATGAATATTAATCCTACGATTGAGATTGGTTCTACTTGGGAACAAGCTTTAAAGATTGCTTTGAATTCCGAGATAGAAACTATTGGTCACTACAAGAAAATTCAAAGAGCAATTGCTCAATACGAAGAACGCCCAGATTACGATGACGTGAATTATTTCCTTGAGAAATTGATTGCGGATGAGGAGCATCATATTAAACTTCTCAAGGAAGCAATGGGTATGGATAAATCTACTAAGGGTGTAACGGTAATTATCAAATGAGTAGGATAATCATACAGAATGGAAATATGTGCGAACTCGACTTACCTCTTAAGTTCGCACAAAAACTTTATAATGAGTTCGCTATTCGACACCCAAATGCTTTCTACTTACGTACAAGGCAAAGAGGTATGCAGAATTGGGACGGTAAGATTCATTACATCACCAAGACTGGGCAATTTAAAATAGGTTTACTTCCCAAAGTATACGATATGTGTATTGAGATGGGGATTAAACCTAAAGTTGTAGATATGAGACAACCTTTACCTAAAGTCAGTAAAGTAGTTACGAATATAGGCAAATATAAATTAAGACCAGAGCAAGAGAAAGCTGTTAAGGCAGTTATCAATAATAAGATAGGGAATACACCTTTTCATATTGGCGTATTAGATTACACTGTTAATGCAGGTAAAACACTTATCATGTCGTCTTTATATTTATCCTATAAGAAGCAGTTAAAGACTTTGCTAATAACTAATGATTCGGATTGGTTAAATCAAGCTAGAGAAGAATTTAAGCAATATCTTCCCGGAGAAGATATCACTTTTGTTCAAGGCAAGGTTTTAAACTGGAGTAACTTTACTATAGGTATGGTTCAATCTATTTCGAGAAATATGAGATTCTATCAAAAGGAATTATCTCAAATAGATATGGTACTTATAGATGAGGCTGACCAAGGAGGTAGTAAGCAATATCAGAATGTAATCACTCGGTTATTTAATACCAGAATTCGTATAGGATTATCTGGTACGATTTATATGAGTAAGCTTGCTAAGGATAGGGTTAAGAATATGAACCTTGAATGTTTCTTTGGTAAAGTGATTGCCGAGTTTAAACTTAAGGATTCTATCAAAAAGGGTTACTCAACAAAAACCGTTGTAAAGATGGTACCTGGTAAACCCTGGTATGGTAATTGGGAATCTGATTGTATTTCCTATAAGGAAATATACGATGATTCAATCACCAATTGTTATACAGCTTGGTTAATGGCTTATAATAGATTACTATGGAACCTTAATCAAGGCAGATACCCTGCTCTCGTAGTATGCAAGCATATTGCACATTGTGAAAATCTATATAAGTTCTTTAAAAAGAAACTGGGCGATGCCTATAATATTGCCTATGTGCATGTTAATACTCCTTCTAAGTTAAGACAACAAATAATGAAGGATTTTAGGGAAGGCAAAATAGATATCCTGGTATCAACTACAATCATTGCTCGAGGTAAAAACTTTCCTAAGCTTAGGTATTTACTTAATGCAGCAAGCATGGATAGTCAGGAAAAATCTATTCAGTTTCTTGGTCGTTTGGTAAGAACCGATAAATCGAAAAAGAAAGTATACCTGGATGACCTTCATTATCCTGGCCCTTATTTAGATAGGCATGGTAAGCATAGAAAGCAATATTATCAGAGACAAGAATTGAAAGTAATACTGTTAGATAAGCTATGGAAGAAACATCCTAACCATAGCCTTATTAAGAGTTAACTAGAAGTACTATGAGTATTTACTTTTTCTCCGTAGGAGGAAAAGAAGATTACAATTAATAAGCATATAGGCATTATGAATAATGATAAACTAATATGTATCAGAGATGAGGATGATACTAAACTAACTACTCTTTTATCAGAAGGTTGGAAGATAATTCAAATCTCTGCATCAGGTATTTATTGCTGGGTACTCTTAAGGAAACCCAATAATACTAAAAAGAAAATCAAAGGCTTTCAGTGATGGAGAAATATATTTTAATTACAGCGGTGGTTATTATGATAATAATACTCGCTTTAGACTTCATATTTTCTAAGGATGGTTATCAATGTCATTCATGCAAGAAACGTTTTCATAAAGAGGATTTGGAAATCAAGGGATGGCATTTAAAAGAATGGGTCTGTCCTAATTGTAAACACCTTAATTATACTTATGATGAGGAAGATTAAAGAATGGTTTAAGTCTCTCATTGTTGGGGAGGTACCCAACCCTAAACATGTATTCAACTGTAGAGATTTGATATGGATATCAAGCTTGGAAACTTCTCAAAATACTCCCGAATGCTTTACTCATTATTTCTATCTGTACTGGAGTAATGGTATGGTAGTCAAAGTATGTCAAGAGAGTCATGATAGAAATTCATACCAAGAATTATATAAACTCAGGGAACTATTTATTAATAACATGGGTTATTCCTATGTTCCGATAGAAGATAACAGTGAGATATACATTTATTATAAACGTAAAAAGGATATATAATGGCTAAGTATCATTTATATATACGGGCAATCCCTGGATATTCAGATTATTATGCAACTGTAGATGGGGATATACTTAAGAAAAGAGGTAATTCTCTTTTTAAACTTACTCCTACCAAAGTTCATAATGGTTATTATACTGTTAAAATTATACACAGAGTTAAGGTTCATAGGTTAGTAGCTTTAACCTTTTTACCTAATCCCAATAATTATCCTATTGTAATGCACAAGGATAATAATCCAGAGAATAATAGGGTAGGTAATCTTAAGTGGGGAACCCAATCTCAAAACATGAAACAGATGGTTAATGATGGTAGACAAAGAAAATCTAAAATAATTAATTATAAATCTGAGGTATTAACCCTACATTCTCAGGGTTTTTCTATCCCTGAAATAATTAAGTCTGTGGGGATCAGTAAAACTTCAATACATCGTATAATAAAAGGGAAGCTATGAGTAAGAAAAGTAAACCAAAAAAGTTACCCGATTTAAGTAAACAAGATATTTTAACACCAATAGATTTAACTCAGTTGGGTACTAATGGTGATGTTTGCTTTGGTATTGGGTATGATTTATCAACTAAGGAATGTAAACTATGCGGAGACTCAGAACTATGTGCGTTCAAGATGTCCCAGAACTTGAACATTACAAGGAAAGAATTAGAACAGAAGAATCAATACAAGGATTTGGATATACTAGAAGATACCGTTGGTATCAAGAAATACATCCGAGGCTTGATTCGGAAAGGGAAAGACAGAAAAGAGGTTATTACCAAAACCGTTGAGAAATTCGAAGTACCAAGAAAACGTATTAGAGAACTTTATAAAGAGTGTACTAAATAATGAAACCAATAGAGATGATATGGGCTATGTTCAAGGTATACCTTAACAACCCAAACTATTTTGTAAAGCAAGAAGATGTACTTGCTAATTTATGTATGGAGGGTTCTACCGATGTAATCAGGATGTGTAATTCATTGGGAGTACATGTTTCTAGACCCGAGAAATTAACCTTTGGACAACTTTTACGTAAATGTAATATATTATGAACAGATTTAGATTTATCAAAGTAAGGGAGGTAGTATCTCCCAACAGAGCAAACCCAAATGATGCTGGGTTAGATTTCTATGTACCAACCAACTTGACTTCAGAGGATATCCACTCTAAGAATGAATTTGATTCAGGAGGATATGATTTGGATATACCCTTTAGTGAATCATTCGTAAGGCATATAGCTTTAAAACCAGGTCATCGTATACTTATCCCATCAGGTATCAAAGGTTTGCTAGAACCTCCTGCATCTATGTTAATGGCAGCAAACAAATCTGGTATAGCTACTAAGAAAGGGTTAATCTTTACTGCCGAGATAGTAGATTCTCCCTATGTTGGAGAGATACACATTGGAGTATACAACACTTCTCAAGAAGCCCAGGTTATTGAGGCTGGCCAGAAGCTGGTACAATTTATTCATGTACCTATCCATATTACTGAACCAGAAGAGATTCAACAAGAGGAATTTTATACTGAATCCCAGATGTGGGGAAGTAGAGGAGGGAATGGTTTTGGTTCATCAGGAAGTAAATAATCATGGACATCAGGAATATAAATGAACAAGTGCCTCAGGTAGAAGAAACTGAGGCACGGATACTACAAGAAATGTATGATCTTGGGATAGAACAATTCTCTGGATATAAATCTATAGAGAAGTTACCAGATTATCCTTTAGATATAAATAACCCAAAGAACCAAGTTATCCTAAAGGATTTTATTGGTAGGGTTATTGAGGAATTAACCGAAGGATTCGAATCTACCGATGAAGTAGTATCTATATATCGTGATTATGGATGGAATAATGATTGCTTAACCTCAGAAGAATACACTCAGGTATTAAATCATCTAGCAAATGCAAATGAGGAACAAGCAGATGCCTTGGGATTCTTCTTTACTTTGCTTTTGTATTCTAATATATTGCCAGAAGATATTCTGAAATACCAAGATGCCAAGAGTTTATTTGAGGTAATGGCAATCGGAGTCAAAGACCTACTCATCAAGTACCCAGATCACCGAAGTGTAAGGAAATATCCTATATTAAGTTCAACTGATTGGGCAAGAGAGGATAGAGCAGAGTATGATAAGATAGTTTCTTATACCCCAGGTTTTTATGAAATGAGCGAGATATCTCATGAAAACGAGAAGCTATATTTATGGGAAGTAATATATGAACTTAATAAAGCAAGGAACTTCCTTAAATGTAGACCCTGGAAACAAACTCAAGTAATGACCAAAGAAATAGATTTTCAGGAATCATTAGTAAAAGCTTTCTATCTCTATATGGGATTCTTAGCCATGAATGGGTTTACTCCTTGCGGATTATTTAGTTTATTCTTTAAAAAACAACGTCTCAATTTATGGAGACAAAATACTAATTACTAGCATGTCAGGATGGAACCATAAATTAGAGGGACTTCAACTTAATCCGGAGGAGTTCCTCCATTCGTTAGAATTTGCTACTTCACAAGAGGCATGGGAAAAACTCAATGAGGGATTCTTAAGATTAGAGCCTGCTTTATTTGCAAAAGGGGCTATTGCCAATAGTGGGGTAGCTGTAGTGTATAATGTATTTATAAAGATACGAAAAGCATGGGTAGACCCAGAATTTGATTATGGGAGATGTTTCAATTACAAAGAAACTAAGTGGACTAGCTTATTGAATAACTACATAGATTTTAATAAGCTTGACTTGTTGCGTAGTAAACTGAGAGTACTGAGAAATAAGTACAATCAGAATTACAATATAACTTATATGTTTAACAATCATCATGATAACGGTAAACAATGTCTAATAGCTGCGACTTTTTCAAAACGATTCGGGGAGGACATCCCAGTTATTACAATGGTAGTTCGGGCTTCGGAAATTACCAAGAGGTTAATATTTGATTTCCTATTAATTCAACGAATGTCAGAGTACGTATATGGGCCGGACCAGTCAGTACAAATCAACCTATTTGCGACTCAAATGTACGGAAATGTGGAGACACTTTTAATGTATCATACCCATAAACCTTTGAAGAAGGTACTTAAAGGAGCAGAGGAGAATTCATGGAATAAGAGGATAAAAGAGATATGGAAAAAATTCCAAAAGGGCACAGAGAAGGAATTCTCTTCATTCAAGGTATTCTTTAGAAGTTTTAAAGTGCTTCGACCAGATTTATATGAGGAAACATATAAATCAATGAAAGCAAAAGAATTACTTCTCGAGTATGAGGATATAGAATACCCGGAGAATGTAATCTCTTACTCTCAACGTAAAGCCTATAAAAAGAAACTTTTAAAACAAAAGAACAATGGAAGCTAAGGAATTTTTAAATCAGAAGCGTATAGGATTAGTAAACAAATTTTATTACCAAGTTTTAGAGATTAAAAAGAACGGTGCAGAACCAGATATACCCTTGTTATTAAAAGAGGTAGAGGATTTTGATAATTTTGTATATCGCTACTGGCATATGACCTGGGTTAGTTCTACAATGTCATACAATTAAATATTTATATTATATGAGGATATATTCTAACAGTTTTGAGTTAATGTCCGAAATGGGTAGAGAACTCAACAGTTATGGTCAAACTGTAAAACCAAAGACCTATCAAAATAAAGTGATTGAAGGTAATGAGGATTTTATTACAAAAGAACTCATTTGCCAACAATATTGTTTAACTTCACTTGGAGACCCAGTATGGTTATTCATATTCTCTCATTCAAAGGAATGGGCAGATGCTGAGTTCCAAGAAAGGATTGATACCTCTGATATAATTAATCCAGGTAAAGCTTGGGAATTAAGAAAAGATTTATGGGAACAGTTCTTGGTAAATGGTAAATTTGATTATACCTATAATGAGAGAATCATCCATGTTATTAAACCATTGATAAGATTACTGAAGGACGATAATGATACTCGTAAAGCAGTATTACCAATATTCAATGGTGATATGGACGGATTAGATACCGATTGGTATGATGGTAGTAGACGTATACCTTGCTCAATGTATTATGATTTCCTTATCCGTCAGAATGGTAAAGGAGAGAAGGTATTACATATTTGCTATCATCAAAGAAGTTCGGACTTTGTACAACATTTCGGTAATGATGTATATCTTGCATGGAGACTCATGCAATATGTAGCTAAAGAGGTAGGAATAAAACCAGGTTATCTGTATCACACAATTGATTCTCTCCATGCTTATAAGAAAGATTGGACAGCATTAGCTTCTAATCTGGAAGACTTACAAGAGAAATACTAATAATGAGGGATGTATCTACTACTGGTGGGTATGTCCCTTTTTCTATTTTTAAAATATGGAGACACGGTATACAATAATAAAAAACAAAAGAGAGTTAAAGAAACTCATTGCCTGTTGTAAATCAACTGGTTATGCTTGCTGTGATTATGAAACAAATGCAGAACCTATATATAATAAGGGTTTTAAGCCAACTATACTCTCAGTATCCTGGATGCCAGGGTTTGGTGCTTCCATTCCTTTAGATCATTTCGAAACAAAAGATTATACTTCACCCGGTTGGAATTGGAAAAAGATGCTAAGGAAATTTGGGGAAGAGGTAATTGAGAATTATGACATTGTAAAGGTTGCATGGAACTGGAAGTTTGATGACCAGATAAACCAAAAGTATCAAATATTCTATAGAGGTACTTGTTTAGATGGTATGCTTGCAAAATATCTACTAAACGAGGAAAAACCTAATGATTTAAAATCAATGGTAAGAAGGTATTTACCAGAGTATGGTAATTATGAGAAGCAAGATGCTTTCGATAAAATACCTTGGGATAAAAAAGAGTTAGACCCACTTTGCCATTATGGATGTCAAGATACGGATTATACTCTTAGGTTAATGATATTCTTTGAAAAGAAGCTGATTGACCTTGGTTTGTACAGTACCTTCAGGAATTTAATTATGTCTGCATCAAGGGTACTCACTTCAGTAGAGAAGAATGGTTTGTATCTAGATAGAGAGTTCAATAATCAACTACTGGAAACATATAAACCAAAAATAGATGCGGCTAGACAAGCTATATATGATTTGCCAAGAGTAAAGAAATTCGAAAAGAAGTATAACCAAGAAAAGGTTGATAAGTATATCCAATCTATCGAATCAGAACTTGAAGAGTTAGATTATAATGACCCAAAGGATAAACGTAAGATTGCATCAAGGGAACAGAAAATTTCAAATATTAAGGCAGGTATATTCACAACTAAAAAGGAACAAGAATTAATAAGACCCATTAATTTGGGTAGTTCAGTTGATTTACCTGCATTGATGTATTCGGAAGAAGGTTTTCATTTTGAGGTAATTAAGAATAATGAATCCGGTAAACCAAGTACAGATGAAGAGACTCTTACTAATCTAAGGTTAACCGTTAAAAAACCAGATTCACCTAAGGCAATTTTCCTTGATAGGCTTCTTGAATTACGGGGTTTAGAGAAGATGTATAAAACCTATATAGAGGGTTGGAATGAAAAAGTTCAAGATGATGATAGATTACATGGAAGATTTCTTATTCAGGGGACTACAAGTGGAAGATTATCCTCTGCAGAACCCAATGCTCAACAAATCCCCAAGACATCCGTAGACCCCAATATTAAATTACAATTAAAAGCTCCTAAAGGAACCTTATATATTGCTAGTGATTTTAGCCAGGCAGAATTAAGAATTATGGCTCATCTATCTGGAGATGAAACTTATCTTAATGCTTTTAACTCTGGTCAGGACCCTCACTTAGCAATTGCTGCTACTAAATATCATATACCCTATGAAGAAGCTCTTAAGATATATGAGGATGAAAATCATCCAGAACATAAGATATGGAAGGTGAGAAGAAAGCAAGCTAAACAAATTGCTTTTGGACTTATTTATGGAATTGGTGCAAAATTACTAGCAGTAAAACTATCTGACCCAAAATCTGGTATTATAGTTACACCAGAAGAAGCCCAAAAGGAAATGGACATATTCTTTGGTCAACACCCCAAGTTGAAGACCTTCTTGAAGAAACAAGAGAAATTCCTTAGAAAGAATGGGCATCTGGTATCATTATTTGGGAGGAAAAGAAGATTACCCCAAATATATTCAAATGATAAGGGAGAAGAAGCTTATGCTTTGAGATTAGCATTAAATTTCCCATGTCAATCAGCAGCATCTGATATGTGTTTATTTGGAAGTATATTAATATACTACCTTATGAGACAAGGTAAATTACCCTCTACTAAGTCTGTATGTTTGGTACATGATGCTAATTATCAGATTACTAAACCAGAGAATATTAATATTTGGAGTATATATGAGATGTGGCAAATTTATAGGAACCCATTAACTAAGCCATACTTCGGATTTCAGATAGATGATGTCACAATGGACATGGAGTTTGTTATTGGTAGGTCAATGGCAGAAGAGTTACCTTTTATTCCGGGTTATGATTATAAGAAAATGTTAGAACCTGATTTCTCAGTAGAAGAATATATGGAAGAACATAAGAAATATAAACACATACCTATTTCAGAGTATAAGAAACGTTTTAACAAACAAATGAAGCAATATGAAAAAGATTTTGAACGGACCCACGGTATGGAGAGCTAAATGCCCAATATGTGATTGTGAATTTGAATATGATACCAGTGAAACTTTTGGGGTTTATAAAAAATCGGGAGATTATTTTAGGATAGTACAATGTCCTAATTGTAAAACTAATATAAAGCATTCAGATTCAGTATCTACCATTACAGGAGTGAAAAGAGAAGATACTATGTCTACATAAATAATATAAATTTATGGAATTATGGCAACACAGAAAGAGATTGATAATGCAAGCAAATTAACTGCCCTTACTTATATGGTTGCAGGTTGCTTAGGTTATTCTATCGAAAATTTACTTAAGTATTTAGATGGGGTTAATCTAAGGTTGAGTGGACAAGAAAAAATGTTACTTAACCGATTAAAGACTCAGTTATCTCAAGTACAAACTAATCTTACTACTTTAGAGGGATTGGCTTTTAAAGTAATGGCTACGGATGAGGATGGTAAACTTGCTTATGAAGATGCCACCCATATTTATTGGGCTGCATTTTTAGCCTTACTCGATAGGGGTGGTACTGATAACTTATGCGACTTAAGATTAATGGCTTTGGTAGATAAGATAAGCATCTATAAATCTCTTCTTAATTTGCCCGGTATGAAACTCTCTTATCAAATGGCTTTTGCTCAAGTAACTAAAGCAATAAGCAAAGGGGAATTTAGTAAAGAAGACTTTAAAAACCTATTAGAAGTTTATGAAGACGGAACTGAAAAAACTAAGGGTTAAGTTTGAAGGTAAACTTATTGAGATTGATATCCAAAAAGAATTATCTATTAATGAGAATATCATTAATTCTCAGTTACGAGAATCTCCTTCTAGTTATTATGTACTTGCTTCTTTGAGAGATAAGTATATAAAAGAAAGAGATGCTCTAGCAAGGGAAAAAGAAGAAGCTTATTCGAATGCCTGGTTATATTATAAGGATGCTAATGAGAGATGGAATAATGAATACGTATCTCATAAGGCAAACCTTAACAAGAAATACTCTTCTATCAATGAAAGGTATTTGAAAGCTGTAGAAAAAGCAAATAAGTTCATAACTATATGTAAGTGCTATGAGTCACGCGAAAATATATTAAGAACTATTAATGCGAACCTAAGAAAAGGTTAACCCATTGAACTATAAACAATTACTAACTTTTAAAAACAGTATTAGAATATGAATTATTCAATGACATTTATCTCACCTCTTGTAGCTGAGAAATTTAATCAAGAATTACCCGGATGCCCAACAGAAAACCGGGTACTTATTTTATCTCCAAAGGAGGTAAATCAAACTAAATCCGGTTTGATTATCCCTGAACAAGTAAAAGAGGGAGTTCCTCGTAAAGGGGTTGTAGTAAAGAGTGGGGAAATTACCGAAGAATACAAAACCTACCGAGAATTGGTTGCTGTAGGTAGAATAGTTACCTATGGTTTGTATGCAGGTAAAGAACTTGAATTCGAAATGGACAAACTATCTCCTGCTCTCAAACAACTTTTAGAGAAAAACGTTCTTACCGTATTGAGTATGAACGAAGTAGTTTACTCAGAACCGAATAATTAAAACTAATCATTATGATAAAAGACAAGAAGAAAAAGAAAGTTTCATCAGAGGGACTTTCTACAAAAGAAAAGATGCTAGCTAGAAAGAAACAGCTAGAATCTAAGGGAAACGGAAGTGGATTGGTATATCCAAAAGAAGGAACCCTGAGAATGAGAATTAAATCTCCAGGTGATGACCAAGAATTGGGTATCGAAATTATTCAATTCTACCTGGGTGGCAATTTGGGAGGAGTTATATCTCCGGCTACTTTTGATGAACCTTGCCCATTCATGGAGAAATATCAAGAATTGAAAAACTCTAAGGATGAAGATGACAAGGAACTTGCCAAGAATTTGGTGCCAAGAAGAAGATATGTCATCGGTGGTATCATTTACTCAGATGAAAAGGGTAGTAAGGTAGATTACGAAGGCAAAGATAAGGGAGTTTTAGTTCCTCGCTCAGTATACCAGGATATCATTGACCTTTACCTTGATGAAGATGAGGCAGGTGATATGACAGATCCAAAAACTGGATACGATATCAAGGTAATTCGTTCCGGGTCTGGTAAACTAGATACCACTTATTCTGCCCGTGCTTGCAAACCAACTAAGTTGGACAAGAAATATCAAGGTACAATTGACCTTGAGGGGATAGTTCGTTCTCAAATCAAATCCTATGATGAGTTGGAAGATTTACTTTCACAGTATCTAAATGAAGATCATGGGGATGACGATGAGGATGATAAACCCAAGAAGAAAAAGAAAAAGGGAGTTCACAAAGACCATTACATGGAAGATGATAAACCTAAGAAAAAGAAAAGAAAATACAAATCGGATATTTAAGGGTTAGTAATATGGTTTCATTCGAAGGTGGTAATTGGATTCGTTCTGTTATCACCTTCTTTAGTTTAAAGACATTACATTATGGCAAAGAAATCTAAGGTTGGTTTAAAAGTACCAACAGCAAATGAGATGGCAAAGAAATATGGGAGTATGATTAAATTAGCTTCAGAAGTAACTGATACCGATTTATATATACCATCTACTTTCTTTGCTTTGAACTACTTATTCGGTAAGGGTATTCCTTATGGTAAAATCGTTGAGATTGCTGGAGAGGAATCCTCTGGTAAATCTTTAGTGGCTTATAACTTTGCTTATGCTACTCAACAACTCGGAGGTCATGTGATTTGGGTAGATGCTGAACAATCCTGGATGAATTCATGGGCTGAAATCAATGGAGTAGACCCTGCAAGAGTAACTATTGTTAATGATACCCGTATTGAATATATTGCAGACGTAGTAGCAGACTTAGCAATTTATTTACGTTCTCAATTAACTCACAATGAACCGATACTCTTAGTAATCGATTCCATTGCAGCTACTGACTGTACTGATAATATAGATGCTAAGATGGTTGATGGTAAGGCAGAGATGGGAGGTAGAGCAAAGGCTCTTTATAAATACTTCCGTATCAGAAGTGAGTTATTCTACAAGCTGGGAGTATCTCAGATATATATTAACCAATTAAGAACTGCTTTGAATGTCGGATTTGGAAAAGATAATACAACAACTACAGGAGGTGCAGCACTTAAGTTCTACGCTTCAATCAGAGCTGCTTTCTATTCAGGAAGGTCTGTTACCATTAAACAAAATGGGAAAGAAAGGAAAGCTGGGAAACTTGTCACTATCAGACTTATTAAAAATAAAGTTGCGCCTCCTCGACCTACAATCAGCAAATGCCCTGTATATTTCAATCCTAAATTCCACGAAGTCGGGTTTGATAGATGCTATGCTTTAGAGGATGTATTAGTAGATACCGATGTAATCGAAAAAACTACTGGTGGGTATAAATTGAAAGGTAAAACTCTTGCAAGAGGGGAAGAGAAATTCCAAAAGCTTTTGGAAGAAGACGATGAACTTCGTAGAAAACTTTTACGGAAAGCCGGAGTAAATACCATAGGTACTACTAAAAAGCAACTGGAGAAGATAGAAACAAATCTATTCCCAGTCGATGGTGTAGAATATGAAAACTATTCAGATTCAGAAGAGGAGGAGGAAGACGATGAATAAGAAAGAGGTAGAAGGTATAGAGAAAGTAATTAAAGAGTACCTTAAGAAAAATTTGAGAATGGAATCTAGGGTTAGGTATCTAGATGCTTATAGCCCACCCGAGAATTATTTAGATGTATATCTTGGAGAGGAAAAGATTCAAGAAGTTTCACTTTATGAATTAGATTTTGGACGATGAGCAAGAAAACAATATTACTGATTGATGGAGAGAATATTCTCCATCAGTCTTTTCATAAGTTCGAAAAACTTAAATCTACCGATGGCAAACCGAGTGGGGCAATATTCGGATTTTTCAAATCTCTACATATGTATCTTACAAGGTTCGAACCGGATGAGGTTTATGTTTCATTTGATAATGGTCATTCACCAGTAAGGATGGAGTTATTACCAAATTACAAGGGCCATAGGAAAAACATATCAGTAGATTATGAATCATTGCAAAAGCAAAAGGCAATTATAATGAAAATGCTGGGTATGATAAGAATTAATTATATCTTTGATAAAAAGAAATCCACAGTATATGAAGGAGATGACTTCTTAGCATACCTTGCAATTAAAAAATTCCAATCCGAGAAAATGATACTCATATCTTCGGATAAGGACTTTAATCAGTTGCTTACAAATAATCTAAGGATATATAATCCCAGAAAAGATGAGATGATAAGAATGGATAACTGCAAAGAATTATTCGGTTATCATTCTCATGAAACGGTAGAGTACCTTGCAATGGTTGGAGATACTTCCGATGATATACCAGGGTTCCCGGGTATAGGCCCAGTAAAAGCAAGGAAAATCCTTGATGAGGGTAGAATTGAGAAGTTTATTGCCCAGAGTAAGAACAAAGAATATCTTCAAATATGGAAAAGGAATGAACAGTTAATCGACCTTTTCTGGTTTGTAAGACATAATCCATTGGATAAGTTACCAATTAAGTCAAAGAAGAAGTTTAAGTATGAGAAATTCAAAGAGCTTTGTATCGAATACTCTTTAGCATCATTTTTGACAAATGAATTTATAAAACCATTTAAAGCATTACATCATGAGTAAGAGAATTATGTTTGTGGGTCCCTCTGGTATAGGGAAAACTACTTTAGCTAAGTATGTAGCTAAGAGAGAAGATCTACCTTTTATTTCTGGTAGTATGTCAGATTTATTACCTGCTACTGAAGGGGTATCACATAATGAAATATTATCCCTCGGTTCGGAGGCAATGTATAAATCAGATTTTCAACTTCTGAACAAAAGGAATAGGTTATTCAAGGATAGAGAATACTTCGTAACTGATAGGAGTTATGCAGATTTGGCTGCTTATTTTTGGTATAAGCAATCAAGAACTTTACCAGAATGTGAAATGGAACATTTTTTCTGTCAATGTAAGACTTTAATGGAAGATCAATGTGATGTAGCAATCTTCTTACCATTAAATCTAGATACTTATAAGCATTGGTCAATGGAAGATAATGGTAAGAGAATACTTAACAGATTCTTCCAAGTTCAGATATCATCTCTTATGGGGGAATTGCTTGCAAATTGGGAAATACCCACTATTTGTATATCTGAGCTCGATTTAGGTATGAGAACGGAACAAATCAATTACCATTTAGATAGGATATGGGGAAAGAAGTAATAGCAATAGCCTTCTCGGATTTACATATAAACCTATGGGCTAAGTTTAATGAGAACAATCACAGGACCCTGAATAGTTTCAGGGTTTTGTCGATTATACGGAAATTATGTAGAAGGTTTAACTGTCCTGCATTATTTTGTGGAGACTTATTTCATAAGGCCGAAACAATGGACCAAGAATTAGCAGAGATATGTTATAATGAACTAATCGAAGGATTTTGGATATATGCCATATCTGGAAATCATGATATTAAGAAAATAAGTAAGGTTGGTACTAAACCCTTTAGCTGGCTTTATCAAGTAGAGAAGTATGGTATCATGATATTAGATTATGAAAAAACTCAACTATCTTCTACACATAAAGATATTATGGTATATGGGGTTCCTTATATTGATAATAACGTGGGTCTAAGTGAATACTTAAAGAAGTTAGAATTAGATAAAAGTAAAAATAATATTCTTTTACTACACACTGATTATCCCGGTGCAAAGGATACCGATGGTAGAGAGATAGATTCCGTAGAAAACTTAAATGTAAATGTTCTCAATAAATTCGATTTAGTATTATGTGGTCATATACACAAACCTCAAAGATTATCAAAGAAGGTTTATATGATTGGGGCACCTAACCATCAAAGGAGAACCGATAGAGATTGTGAATTAGGGTATTGGAAAATCTATGAAGATTTGTCTCTGAAGTTTGTACCTTTGAAAAATTTCCCAAAGTTCATCGATGTAGAAAGGGAAGAGGATATTAAGGATGATGGTAATTATTATACAGTAATTCCCCAAAAAGCTAGTACTCCAGTTAATAACAAACATAAGATTACTAAGCAACTTTCTAAGAAGTCTCTAGCAAAGAGATACCTAAGAGAGAAAGGTATTAAAGATGAGGTTAAAACTAATCTATTAATTGAAACACTTAAAAAGGCTGAGTCATGTTAACGTTCTTAAACTTAGAGGCAGAAGGATTTTGTTCAATAGAATCCTTACACCTACAATTAAACCCAACTTGTACCATACTTATCAAGGCACCAAATGGGAAAGGTAAATCAACTATTCTCTCTGCCTTGGTATGGGCAATATATGGGAAAAACCTAAAGGGTGTTTCTGAGGTAAATACCTGGAAGCAAGTAAGGCCCAAAGATTACAAGGGTACTAAGGTACAAGTATATTTTCAGAAAGATTCTCATACATATAAGATAGTTAGATGTCAAAAGTATGATGAAGTACTTGAGGATGGTGCTAAAGGTAAAGACAGACTTATCTTCATGAAAGATGGGGATATAGTTGATATCAAAGGGAAGGGGAAGATACAGGATTTTATAAACCGAGAGATAGGTTTATCATATACTCTGTTTATGAACTCAATCATGTTTGGTCAGGGTATAAAAAGACTCATACAAGAATCTAATTCTGATAAGAAAAAGATATTCGAAGAAGTATTTGACTTAGAGTTCTTAAACCTTGCTAAAGGCATTGCATTACAAGATAAAAATAACTTGATATCTCAAATAAATGAGGTAGAGCATGAGTCTCAAATGCTTAAGAAAGAATTAGAGGCTAACAAGGAAGCTTACTTCGATATGAGAGATAGAGAAAAATCCTTCAAGCAAAAAATTAAAGAAGAAAGAAGAGAGTTAAAGCAAGATAGGGAAAAGCTAACTAAGTTACTGATTGAAAAACAAAAACAGATTAAGGATGAAGTAAATGCTTCGCTTCAGATAAAGATTAAAAAACAAAATGAACTAATCCTTGATTTGAGGAGTAAGATAAAAGATGCAAAGAATTTATCGAATGTACCCCTTAAGAAAGTAATTAAAGAATTGGTAATACAGTTAGAAGCCGGTCACTACAAACGTGCATTACGTGAGGCTAAATTAATATATAAAGCGTTTTCTGACCTTGACAAATATGATAAAGAGTATCAAGAGGCTTTAGAGAGGTTGGAAGAATTTAGTAGTGTAAATGATAGGTATAAGAAATTAAAATCAGACTGTGATGATATTGCTTCTGATATTGCTTCTATTGACGAAGACCTGGCTAAGCTCAAGCAAGAAAAGCTTAAGGTCATGTCTCCAAAGTATAAACAAAAACTTAAGGAGATTAGGAAGAATTTACGGAAGGTTGATGAAGACTTTCACAATAAAGAGTTAGAGTTAGAGAATTATAACTGGTTAATTAATGACCCATTGGGTAATAATGGGATTAAGGCTTACCTATTTGATTCATCACTTGAGTTCTTAAATAAATGCCTCGATAAGTATTCAGAGGTATTGGGATTTAGGATCGAATTTAATATTGATTTGGGTACTGCTAGAAAAGAATTTGTTACTCTTATTGAAAGGGATGGGATGATTATAGATTACGATGAACTATCAGGTGGCGAGAAACAATTGGTCTGTGTAGCAATGGCTTTTGCAATGAATGAGGCTTTAACTGCCTCTAAGGGTATTAACTTAGCATTCCTTGATGAGGTATTTGAATCACTAAGTTCAGATAACATAGAAATAGTTACTTCCTTAATACGTTACATATTCAAAGAGAAAACTTTATTCTTGATAACCCACTTAGATTCTCTTCCTCTAGGTAATACTAAAATTTTGCAAGTGGAAAAGACCCAAGGCCTGAGTAGATACCAATTACTATAATGGTATATAAACTTTAACAAGACAGGAAGATGAAAACCTTTAGTAATTTATACTCTGCTATAAAACATGGTAGAAACATAATAATTAGGCCTAAATGGAAATCCAATGTACCAGGTCATAATTATTATGTTTCTAAAAATGGTAGAGTTTACAGATATCTTGGAGATTTCAAATGGGTAAGGATTTCTGTATATTCAGATGGTAAACCCGACAGTTATTTAAAGTGTAAGATAGATTTAAAATCTTGGTTATTACATCGTTTAGTAGCTACTATTTACCTTCCTAACCCAGATGGTCTACCAGTAGTAATGCACCTTAATAATAACAAAAGGGATTGCAGAGTTAAAAATCTTAAATGGGGTACTGAGTTAGATAATACTTTACAGGCTTGGTTTGATGGTTGTTTACCAACCCCAAATAAGATTATTTATTATAACGATGTACATAATCTTTATAATCAAGGTTTAAGTGTAAGAGAGATAGCTAACATATTACCGATTCATATTTCTTCAGTTCGTAGAATCTTGAAAGGTAAGGGTCTTATTAAGTATAAAGATAAATTTTGTTATGTCAATAAACAGCAAAAATAAGGGTTCAAGATTCGAAAGAAAAATTGCCGGGTTTTTTACGAAATGGACCGGGTACAAATTTGAAAGGAATAGAGCAGGGAGTGGAGCTTGGCATTCAAACAAGGACTCCACTTCCGATTTAACCTGTACTGATGAAAGGCATGCTCATAGATGTAAGATATCTATCGAATGCAAGAATTATAAAGAGATTAAGTTTGAACATCTACTCTTAGGTAATAAGGGATGCGATATATTGAAATTCTGGGAACAAGCTTCTAAGGATGCAAAAAGAGCAAATAAAGTTCCCATACTCTGTATGAGATATAATTCAATGCCATCAGAAGAATTTTTCTTTGTAGTTGGAAAGGATTTATCTTCCGTATTCTATAAACCCCTATTCGATAAAGCCAATATTATGGTAATTGATGTACCAAAGATAGATGAGATTCTTTATGTATTCATGGCTAGTGACATATTGAAGAATGTAAACTATAAGTTAGTACATAAACAAGCTAAGTTAATTCTTAAAAACCGGTAACCTATGAAGAAGCATACCCCATACTCATATTGTATATTTTACCTTGAAAGGAAGTACTGTGATAAAATCAATAAAGAACTCAAAGAAAAGGGGTATGACCAAATCAAGGCAATTATTCCTATGGTAAACGTATTAAGAAAAACCACAAAGGGTAAGATGGTATTCGAAGAAGTACCAGTATTATTCAATTATGGTTTTATGAGAATGCCCACTAAATTAGCATTCTCAAGGCCATTTCTTAATAAGTTACGTAGGAACATATCTGGTATCAGAACTTGGTTACGTAATACCGAGACAATGCACCCAAGAAAGAAAAAGGTAAGGATTGACAATGCAGAAGACTTTGATGATTTCTCTTTAGTGGCTACTTGTAGTAGAAAAGAAGTAAGGCGATTTAAACGTATTGCTAGAGAGAATAAGAAGTTTTCAGTAGATGATTTAGTCAATGTAAAGCCTGGAGATTACTTAGTATTACGAGGTTATCCTTATGAGGGAGTAGATGCTACAGTATTAGAGGTTGACCATCTTTGTAAAAGGGTAAAAGTTCTTATATACCCCGAAATGGGGAGAATGGAAGTATGGTTACCCTTTGACAACGTCATTTATAGTGTATATTTAAATCATGACCCAGATAAGCTTTATGCTAATTCTGGGGAATATGACCCTAATCAGATAACCAATGAAGCAATTGATAGTATAATGAGATATAGGAGAATTTAATATTATGAACGAAGCTCAACAAAAAGCCTGGAGTTGTTTAATTGATAAAGAACAACAATCATTATTCCTTCAACTATCAGAAAGTAAATCTTCATGGGAAGCTGGTGAAATTTTAAAGTTATCTCATTACAAGTATCTTGAAATCCGGGAACGGTCAGAGAAATTCTTTAGGCTATTCTCGGATTTTTTTGAGAAACACACTTCTATTTTTCGACCAGATTGCCCCTGTGAGAGGAATTTCCAAGATTATATGGAGGGATGTTTAGAGAAACGATTAAAAAGAAAAGAAGCAAGCTTATTCACAGGAGACTCAGCTCAATTACTCCCAAAGGTAAACTCTAAAAATATAGAGAGAAACATGAAGAGGTTAAAGGAGTCTGATGATGAATGGGACATAGACACTCTAAGATTAATTCTTGAATTTGATAGGTGGAATAACTTTAGAATACTTCCAAGGATGCTACAACAGCCTTCTGCATTTAAAAGACGGTCGAATAAAAAAGATAAGATATACATCAAATATCTACTTAATAGGGTACCGGATTGGATGCACACTAAACTCAAGGAAAGGTTTAGGTATAAAGTAAAACCAGGAAAGAAAAAGTATTGGGTAGCTTTAATATCTGAGGACCTATATACCGATGGTTATCTATTGTTACCAGTAAGACCTTTGGATGAAGTAGTAGATGAATTTAGTAGATTCTACATGTATGTATTTAAAACTAAAGATGATGCTGATACCTTTGGTTTTATGGTATCTAAGTTTATGATTAAAACCGAATCTGTTAAGCTTGGACAAAAATTCTGGCCAGAGTACCGTTGCTGTGTGGAAAGAGCAGTAAACTATAATCAAGTGAACAACATAGAATTCAATATTAAGAAATTGGATATGGCTTATAACACACATATCAAGAGAAAGCCTAAAAAACCTAAATCCACTGCTGCGAACCGAGCAAAAACCTCGGATTTTTATAAAAATAAATAGAGAAATAAGATAAGATTAAATTATTTATTCTTATATTTGCAAAGAAAATAAATGAATACTTTAAAATATTAATGATATGGCAAAAAAGAGTAGAAAAGACATGAAAGCTCCATCCAAGGAGAAATCAAATTTCCTTGGTGCTTCTGGGAGAAACATGACTTATAAGGATTTAAAGAGAAAGGCAATAATATTAGGGATGCCTTTCCCTGATGCTTGTTCTGCTGGGGTATTTGACTTATTACATTATATCAATGTATCAGAAGAGAAGCCCGATAAATCGTTAATTGATAAATATGACGATTGGATGGATAAGCAATTGGAAACTATTGGGTATTCAAAAGATGACCCATTAAGAAATTCTCGACTAAGGCTTGGGTTTCTCGGAGAAGAAGGGGAAAATGGGCAAAGAAGAACCAAACGAGTTCCTGGGATAAAGAAACCTCGAGAAAAGAAACCACCAAGAGAGAGGGATGAATTTAATCTTATCAAGGGTACAAAGAAATCTTATGTATTCGAATTAACTGCAAAAGGTTTTGAACTTGATAGAGTTATTCGGAGAATGAAAAAGAAATTCCCCGAAGCAAATGAGAAATCTATCAATCTTTGGTATAGAATGGCAAAGAGGAATATAAATGGTAAAGCTAAAGGAAAGTAACAATGGACCCATACGACCAGATAGATATTATATATGGACTTGGAGACCAGATACTACCAATAAGATTGTTACTGAAAAGAAATTATATAGGAAACATCTAACCGGTATACCATACTTTACTAGACATCAAGTAAAGGTTACCTTAGTTTATCTTTATGGTGTAGATGTTCTTCAGTATATCCATATAATATCTGGGAGGAAACTTATAAAACAAGGCATTAGAGAATTATCCGATATGAATGGTAAACTTCTTAAAAAGGGTAGTACTAAATTCTGGTTTAAGGGTAAATTCGTAAAAGCAAGGAAGTTCATAATGCCCGATGAATATCACATAGATAAACACCGACGAAGAAGATTTATGGTACAAATGCACCGAGTCTTTAAGTCTAAAGGAAAAAAGGAATTCAATGAAAGGTACTCAATCAAACTCTATGGACAACGGCAAGGCATATCTCCCAAGTATACAAGGCAAAAGAGATTACAAATCAATCTTGCTATCCTACAGGATTTACAACAGGCTGAGTCAAGAGGAGAAAAATAAATTCAATCTGTTATTCCTGCAGTATCCCCCATTGGTAGGTTCATTGGCTTTATATTTAAGAAAGAAGATGAACATCCCAATACAAAAGGTACTATTTATCAAAGCACAAAGGGATATGCTTGAAATATTCGATGAGGCATCACTTAAATTTTTAGGGTATTTGCCTAAAGAAAGGTTTATTAAGAAGTCTCTATTATTTCAAGGGTTTGTTCCATTAGAGAGTATTAAACTTAGAAGGTCTTATGCTTATATAATGACAAATAGGATGATAGAAAATAAAATATGGGTCTACCCAATTCGATTATCCGATAACTATAAAACAATGATAAAAGGGAAATACAAATCTTATACCGAAGTATTTGGGAAGGTGGGTATTCCTGGGATAACTAAAATTAAATATAGCAATGAATAATAACGAAGGTTTTAAAATCACAGCACATCAACCAGCAAACCCATTTGCAGGTAAGAAGTTTAAGATAGTCACTTATCAAGGTGACAAGGAACTTGCCTCTCAGGCAATAACAATTGAATCTCAATTAGAATTAAAGACAACTCTAGATGAGATAAAACAATTCAATATTGCTCAGGAGGAATTATTAAAATCTGGGTATACTCAGAAATCCATACTGGTAAAGAAACTTATAACAGAGTGATATAAATAAATTATTAACCAACTTAAACATTACGAAAATGGCTAAGAAGAAAAAAGAAGTGGAACTGAAAGAAGTTTCCAGAACAGAAATCAATGGTGCAATCATCATTAAGTACGAAGACGGCTCAGTAAAGATTATCCCTGCTCCTATCATGCTTTCTGCCGAAGAAGCCGAAGACCTTTTCGGTTCTGAATCCGATGACGAGGAAGAAGAAGAGGAAGAAGAAGAGGAAGAATCAGACGATGATGATGATGATGATTCCGAAGAGGAAGAAGAAGAAGAGGAATCGGATGATGACGATGAGGAAGATGAGGAAGGTGATGATGATGATGATTCCGAAGAGGAAGAAGAAGAGGAAGAACTGACCGGTGAAGAACTTGCCGAAATGGACTTCGAAGAACTTGAGGATGTCTGCGACGACAAAGACCTTGAAACTGACCCAGACGATTATGATGAAGACGACATCGAAAAACTCCGTAAAGCAATCGCTAAAGAACTCGGTCTCAAATTGCCGGCAAAGAAAGAAACCAAAGGTAAAGGCAAGAAAGGGAAAAAGTAATCTGGTAACTGTATTCAAGATTTAAAAGAAGGTAGGGAAATTTCCCTACCTTTACTATCAACTATTAATAAACGTAGAAGTTTACTTATAATAACCATTAACTTATAAAACATTAAAAATTATGGCAACAAAGAAATCAGACTCCAAGAAGAAAGGGGATAAGGAAAAAGACCCCGAAAAAGAAGCTAAACGTAAAGCTCGTCAAGAGGCACTCAAGAATCGGCCGGCTGAACAACGCCCTAACAGCAAGCAAATCGACGTTATTGCCATTAACGACAAATCCAAGGTAATGAACTTTGGTTATGCCGTTAAGAACAAGGAAGGCTATCAGGGTGTAGTGGTTACTTCTGTATTGGTTACGGATGGCAAACCGGTATCAACTTCAGTTTCATTCGTTCCGGGAACTCTTACCGTTAAGTCTAAGAAAGGACATGGCGTTATTTGTTCTCCGAAAAACAAAAAGGCTAAGGAAGAAGAAGAGGAAGAATCAGAAGATTAAACTCCTCTAACTTACTAACTACTATCCCATATGTCTGCTATATAAATTTAGAGTTTAAGTTCATATGAATAACATCTACACTTAGGACGTTGTTCAGCCAAAAGCTCATTGCCTGTGAAGGTAGTGGGCTTTAATTTTTTATACCCATGGAAGAAGAGAAATTAGCAATTCGAAAGAACATTCGAATACTTGCATTGGATAATCTAATAAATACTTATACTGATGCACTAGAAGATAAAGAATTAAACCTGGGACCAGATGAAAGGGAACTTGCCATCAATATAATAAATGAGGCAAGAGAAATGCTATCAGAAGAAACTCAGGAAGTATCTAACCAAGTAATGCAAAGACCCAAATGGAAAAAGACTTAAGATTATTAGTGGGAAACATTAATCAAACTCTCAGAGAATTAGATTATGTTTCGTACCTTAAAAAGGTAGCTCTTAGTAAGGGTAAGAAAGGCGAATACCAATCCCATAGGTTGAAGAGTAATTATCTGAAAAGAAAACTCATATCTCTTAAAGGAGCACTGAATAAAAAACTTCATGGGACTTATATTGTTGCCCAATTTAATTTTATAAGGGGGGAACAGAAAGAAACTTTTGAACAAACTTTTACGGACTTATCTCAGAAAGAGGTAGAAGATATACTTCAACTCGAGGCAGTTTTAAAACAATGCAGTTTAGAAATCCTAGAAATTAAAGAAATCCCAACCCAAATTAGGAAGGTATAACTATGGTATTATGTAAATAGGAAATTCAATTATTCACCTAATATAAATGAAAATGGCTAAGAAAACAGAAAAGAAGAGTAAATCGGAATCCAAGACTCCGGAACTCACAAAGGCTAAGAAAGCTTTGGATGCTTACCTTAAAGAGAACAAGTTGGACCCTACTAAGGATTGGACCAAAGACAAGAAACATGGTAAAAAGGTTACCGAACTTGTAAACAAGCTCAATAAGGAAAGAGACAAAGTTGCTGCTGCCTATCCTGAAGCTGACCAAGAGAACAACAAGAAATTGGTAAAACTCCAGGAAAAAGAGAAGAAGGGAAAAGCTGAGAAGAAGGCTGCCAAAGAGAAAAAGGAAAAGAAAGGAAATGGTGGTAGAACAGCTACCAAATACGATTATCCTCTCATCGACGGCAGAGAAATGACTTCGGCTGAGAAGAAAAAATACCGTATGGAGCAAAGAAAACTTGCTTCAGGTAAGGCTCCTAAGGAGGAAAAGGAAACTAAGAAAAAGAAGGAAGAAAAGGTAAAAGAGAAACCGGCTTCCGATAAGAAAGATAAGAAGGCCAAAGACAAGAAGAAAAAGAAGGCCGCTAAAGAAGAAGATTAATAAGAGCACTTTTTACTTTTACTTATCATATTTTTGAGTATTCGTTAATAATGGTAGAAGGCCTGGCAATATAAAAATTGTTCAGGCCTTTTATTTTCTAATTAAGTCGAAAATGGAACAAGAAGTATATAAACCAAAACTTAGAATCACTACACTATCAGAGAATGGTACCCCATTATCCGATAGGTTGGTAGATGCCTATACCGAGATGAATTCAGGTCCAAAGGTACAGCATAACGGTCCCATAAGAGTAGAAGTAACTCTTACTAATAAACAAGATATTGATAACTTCAAAGAATACTTAGATAGGTTATCTGGTACATTGCCTGCTAAGGCACCTAATGTGGGCAGAGGAAGACCTGCAGGGTCTACAACTAAGGAATTGGAATCACCAAGGGAGGACATTCTTGCAGATGTAGAGAAAATGATTGAAGAGGGTAAAAGCCAACAAGATATCATTAAATATCTTAGGGGATTGGGATTTGTATTTATCCTTACTGAAGATTTTCTATTTCACTTTCCTGGATTTGAGTTCAATAAAAAAGATGTTGGAGAAGCAACAGACAATAAGCAATATCCCAATTCATTCTCTTGGATGGCAAGATGTATCAAACGGGCTAAGGACCCAAAAGCAGATAAATTTGACCCAATGGTAATCTTTGGTTTTAGCATCCTTGGGGGACCCTCGAAAAAGATTGTCCCCTATCTTTATAAAGAAAGGAAGAAACCATTAAGGGCCCAAGTTGGTAAGAACGCAATCTCATTCTCTCAAGCAGAATTTACTAAACTTCCCAAGTATATGAGGGAAGATGAACGTATTAAGTTCTCTACAGAGCAAAGACAATTACTTCTCAATCCAGAAAAGAAGCCTTCTAAATTCTTTATGCGATGGGTAGATGATGCTATCTTCCCCGACTCAATCAAGGAAAAGATAGAGGAAATCAAGAACCGCTAACACTTACCTCCGTATTTATTAAAAGAGTATTTTATATAAAATAATTTTAGTATATTTGCATAAAGAAAATTTAATTATGGACAAGGAAACAAAAGACATCGTAAAGCTCATTGCTGGTATTCAGATTGAATCACTCAACTCAATCAAAGAGGACGTTAAAAATGGAAATGATATTGCCCAAGACTTAATCAAAAAACTCCTTCAGATTGAGGATGATGAAATAATTCGAGCACTAGATGAGCACATTGAATTATACGTAGAAATTGAGAATACTCCTCAACTGATAAATATGCTAAGTGAATACCAAATGCTGGTATGCTCTCACATATTATTCAGAATGGAAGATGAATGGGTACATACTAATTCTCAGGGAGTACTTGGTACCTGGGCAATCTTCCAGAGGGCAAATCTCAAATTCCACCCAGAACTAACACTTTTAAAATTTTAATATAGACATGGAAAAGAACGAATACTTAGAATCAGTAGAAATGAACACTGGAGTCGAAATGATTCCTTGCGAATCCTCTAACATTGAGGGCTTTGGTTATGACTCAAAGAAAAAACAACTTTGGGTTGCTTTTAAAGGTAATCGAGTTTATCGCTATGATGATGTACCTTATGAAATCTGCAACGGTTTACATCAAGCAGAATCAAAAGGTAAATACCTTGCAAAGAACATTAAAAATAAATTCGAAACTACAGGTTATGAACTCAGAAACTAAATTCATATTGGGCCTGGTAACCTTGGGGGCAGTGATTTACTTTATTGGTGAGAATAGAACTCATCCAGTAGAAGTGAGCACTGCTCCTTCTCGTTTTGAAAGTCCAATAACCAAGTTAATCTCTCTTCAAGATAGCATGGGCATTAAACCAAAAGAAGAGAAGAAGCAATGGTATAAATATAGGGTAGAAATAGAAACGATTCCAGAAAATCAAATCTATAAGATTGAGAAATCTGGATACCAGCAATATGAAGTTTCTAGATTGGGTGAAACTTATTCTTATGTAACCTACGAATTTACCTCAGACAAGGTAATGACTACTCAAGAAGCCTATGACTTCGTAAAGAAATATCCTGAAAGATGTACAAGGGTACCCAATACATCACAAGATAACATTTACGATAAATATAACGAGGATTATGAAGATTACATAAATGACCCAGAGGATGAAATTAACTATCCTCCAGAAATCTTCGACTTCTTAGCCGATTAACCCGAGCAAATAGAAAATAATTCAAATAAAATTTTTCTATTTAAAATAAAGTTCTTATATTTGTATCAGAAAAAGAAATTAATCATTTTACTAACATTTTAAATATAGACGTTATGAAAAAGAATGAAACAAAGGTTACTAACCTGGTTGCAACTAAGGTTGCCGAACAACTTGAAGGAATTAAAAATTCTAAGACTACTAAGGCTTCTGCTCCTAAGGCCAAAAAGACTAAAAAGGAATTGGTACAAGATGCTCAAGAAGCTGCCACTAAGTTTGCCAATGCTAAATTGGTAGAACTCTCTCCTAAAACCCAAACTTCCAAAAAGGAACAGGTTGTCAAGGAAGTTAAGGAACAACAAAAACCATCCATCATCGAACAGGTAATTTCTAATCGGGAAGTTAAATACGTATACCCGGCCGATGTAGTTGATACTCTTGCTCGGAAGAAATGGAGACAACAAACTCGAAACGAACTCCACCGATTGGAACTTGCAATGGCTCGTATCAAGGACCAGAACTCCAAGGAATTCAAGGCTGCTGCTAAAGCATACGAGGACTTTAGAAAGAAGGTCCTCAAACCAGAACAAGTTGCATAAACCTTTATTAACCAGGTGCCCGGGATAATTACCTGGGCATCTCAATTCATACAAAATGGATTACACTATCTTCTCTGATAAAGAGATGCTTAAGCAGGACAAAGAATTGGTAGAATTACATAAACGATGTTGTAAGTCTTATCTAATCCAGCATTCACTTAAGCATTCTAAGATTAAGAAATTCTTTATCGTTTACGATTGGTATATCAATACCGATAACGTAAGGAATTTCTTTTTCAGGCCTATAAACCTTTTCATTCAGGCATTGATTTTAGGTCAGCTTGATGAAATATCCGATTACATTAACCCTAACAAAAATGGAAAACGAAAAAAGAAACGAACCAGAAAAGTATAACGTACTTTACTGCAAAGGTAAGTATCAGTATAAATCAAAATATCCCCAAATAGAAACTAAACACAAAGTTATCTATGCAGGGCCAGTAGAACCAATGGCACCCATCTGGGATAATGTATCAGATATATTAAGGAAATCTGATAGAATTTGTACTGAATCTCGAAGAGAATTAAAGAAGTTAGAGGAACGTTCACAGAATAACCTTTACTTCAAGAAAAATGGTATTACCCATATAATCGTATACAAATGTTTAGAGAAATAGTTAAAGACCTATATATAGGCAAATCGAAGTTAACCATAGAATGTAACCAAAAGGAAATACCCCAAACTACTCTGGTTCAGGATGTATTACAGAATACGGGGTTTACTGGTAATATGCCCGACTACGGTACCTATGGTAATTTCAAGGATGGGAAATTTGAGATTACTCCAATGATGCCTAAGCATTGCTTATTTATTACTGGAGTACCCAAAGGGGCAATCCTTGATAATTTCAGAGTTAGAAGAACATATTGGTCCTCTTATTATGAGGATGATGTAAGAGGGTACTTATTTCAAATTACAGATGAAAGTATACCTCGTTTAATAATCACAAACTAAATCTATATGGAAGCAATCGATTACGTAAAATTATTTAAGCTCGACCAAGAGAATTATGACTTTAAAAGGGAAGAGTTTATATCCGAATTAGGTAAAGAATTTCTAGATTATTGCCAAACCACTACAATTGGGATAGATAAAAAGACTGGCAATATATACTACTACCGATTTAGGGAAATAGTTAAGAATTTCGAAACTAAATTCTGGGCAATTTCAGAACTTAAAATAGGAGAACCATTAACCCAGAAATTATGGAATGCCTTTTTCGCTACTCAGGTAGTTCCTTTAAGGCAAAGATTATTCCCAAAGGTTCAGAAATTAATCGAAGAGCAAAAGGGGATAACCAATAACCGTAGTAAACAAGACAAAAAACCTACGAACCATAAAAAGTCAAACTATGGCAAGGGAAATCACAGACCTGCATGGGAATAAATTTAAGGTAGGAGATTATAAACTTTGCCTTAATATTCCCATCACTGGGAAAGGTAATTTAGTATTCACCAGGGACCTAATCTCTGGTGAACCTTTTAATTTATCAGTAAGTAAGAAAAAATATAAGGGATATTTCTATAACCTATCTTTGAATCTGTATGTAAGGTTCGATTTAGAGTATATGGGTTATGATGAAAGTTCCGATATCAGAAAATCTCATTTGTATGTCAGAAAAGGAAAATAAAATGGTAAGATTCCCAAGACCTATGGGGACTACTGCAATGGCATTAGAATATCAGAAGAACCCAAATGATGAACTTCTGATAAAGATACACAACTACATTATTAATCAATGGCTGATGGGTAATGGAGTATTATGTGGTATCACTTATGATATCAATACATTCTCATACCGTATGGGTATAGATATTAACTACATACGGGTATTTATGAGAGATAGACTATTAGGCTCTAGAATATGGGATAAAGAAAAAGCAGAAGATTTACTTCAAGCGTTAATGGGAGAACAACTAGCATGGGCATTAGAAGACCGTATGGAAATAGCCCATCAGGTTAATATCTTAAGAGAATCTCAGGGAGGGAAATACGTACCGTTTATATCTGCCGAGCTGGGAAAGGCCCTTAAATTAAAGCTTGAATCCTCTACATCTCTGCAATCAATAGTACGTAATCTTACTGGAGGAAGTACTACAAATATCTTTGCCCAATTTAATCAACAGAACAACGTAACACAGCAAAATGCAATCACCGTTGAAGAGGCACGTCAAATCGTATTGGAATCACAAAGGGTATTAGATAAACCAGAAGAGGCTAAACTATTGGAGGATAGGTATGACATTAAGTCTCTACCTGAAGTAGTTGCTACTAAACAAGAAGGAGTAGATACAAGTAAAGAGGGTCTTAACCTTAATAAAGCAGAGTTAATGCAAATTACTGATGATTATAAGGGAGCTATGTCTTCATTCTCTAAAGAACATCATGAACTACGTAGAGAAATCGAAATGCGTATAGACCCAGACGAAGAAGACCCAGAGTTATACCAATATGAAGACTTTGAGGAAGAAGAGAAAGAGGACGGCTCATTTGCATCTCAATTCCTCCGAAATAGTAAGCTTCCATAGTTATATCCGGATATTGCATATTTAAAAAGAAAGAATTATATTTGCATATCAATTTAAAAGAAAGAATTATATTTGCATATCAATTTTAAAAATAGACAAAAATATGGAACTACCAAAGACATCTTACAAAGAGACTCAAGTTAACAAGGTTAATCAGGGTACATACTTTAAATTAAAACCAACTGATACTGCTCCAGTATGGGTAAGAGACCATTATGATAAATCATCTAAGACTTATGCTTGCCATAAGTATGATGACTCAAATCACGAAAAATTTCTCAAGGGAAAAAGGAAAATATACATTGACTTTACATTTTAATCACATGAACTTATTTAGACGAAAGAGATGCTGTAGTGAACTCATTGCTATTAAAAATGGCAACTTAGTATTCAAATTGAGTAATACTCATATCAATGCTGCTTATAATACTTTACAGGCAATAATGAGGAAATCTGGTATATTCGATGAGAATCTATATTTCGATGTCTATCAGGAATATCGGAAACATTATGCTATATACGACATAGTACCATCATTGCTAAGGTATAAGATACCCTTGATATTTTCAGGTAGATACCCAAAGAAACTATTCGATAATCAGTTTACTTTTGAGGAATTGATACCGAATGCTTTGGTATATCATAACTTACCAGAAAATTTCAGATTACCCGAAAGCTTAGAGAAAATTCTTTTAGAAGTCAAGAAAAGGGTATCTGCTTATATAGACCAAGATGGCATATCAGACCAGGGTTATAGGGATTTGGTTCGAACAAATTTCGTAAAACAATGGGATGTATTTAGAAAGGACCCATCTCTTATAGATTGCTATATGGATGCTCAATTGGGCATGATATATATGTGGGCTAGAGTAGAAAATAAAACAATAGTAAAGAACATAATCGAAAGAACTCAAGATGAACTAGCTCAAGAGTTCTTATCTAAAAATGACGAATATGGAAAATAAAGAAAAGTTTGCCTTCAGAAATGTAAACATGTCTCAAGGTGTAGAGGTAGAATTTATTAAATTGCTTACCTCATTAGAGACTAAAAGTGATGAAGATATTATTAAAGCTTTTAAAGCTCAATTATCTTCTGGAGTATTAACTTGTCATGCAGAAATGTTATCTAGAACACCAAATCAGATAATATTTCAAACATCTCAATTCAGTAAACCCTATAACTTTTACAAAAACTGGGAATTATGGGTATTCTCTAATATCCTGGGTGTATGGACTCTAAATAGGTTTAGGATATGATTACAATGAAAAACCTCCAAGTAGAGGATATAAAAGATGAATGGTTATATAATGCCTTAACACAGGGCATCAAGGAATGTATAACTGCTCCAGTCCTAACTTTGGACCCAACAAAACCAGAACCCATTAAGAGGGCAGAAATGATATTAGAGAATTTCTCTCAGGAGGATTCTCCAGTAGTAGCTACAGTGATTGCCCCAGGCAATTTCATACAGATGATATTACCGAAACATGAGATACTTCTATCGGTAATGTTTATCTATAAAGAGAGAAATACCTATGTACAACTCATAATACAAAAACTTGCTTATGAACGAGAAAAGATTACCACCAAGACTAATGGTTCTGTTAGTAGTACTGAAGGGTGAAAAGGTATATAAAATACCTCTCGAATCAGGAATAAAATTGGACCATCTAAAAGATTTCAATACACTAAGAAGAATCCTTACTCCTTTAGTACAACTATATCATGGAGTAGGTTTTGATACTAGACTTACTTATGATGAGTTTAGTATCTTCTTTAATGACTTACAACATTTGGGATGTGAATGGTTAGATGAATATTCTTCGGGTATACAAGAATTCATAGAAGCAAAACCCATTACTGAGAATGACCAGGATATTGAGGAAATACGAAAAGGATTACTTATCTCTCTTAAATCTCAGGAGTTATCAGAGGTATTAGCTACTAAACTAAAGCAAGCCATACATGGAGTATTTGAAAACGAAAAGAAGAAAGGTGGACTAATGTACAAGGAACCCTCTTTAGAACCTATGGAGAGTTCAATTATAAAAGAGGCTTTATACTTGCTAACTCCCCAATTACCTTAATAATTGAAAGGCAGTCTAATCCACTGCCTTTCTTAGCGTATACACATCCTCAGCCTCCCTAAAAATAAAATAGATATATTTTTCTATAAAATAAAAATGCTTATATTTGCATATCATTTTAAAATAGACAAAAATATGAAAACGAACTCAGTAACTTACAATCAAGCAGACGAACTAACTAAGGTAGTTCGCAATTTCTTAGAAAAGAAATCTACATTTGAACTTGACTCTGATGAACAGGGTAATCTTCTTAATTTCCTAATGGGACTCTTAATCAAACTAGAGGATGATTACAAACTCAATTGCTTGGATATTAATCAGGTACAAATCTATGATACTACCTATTATTCTTTCATTTTCGAATCCGTGATAACTGCTGATACTAATCCCTATAAGGGGCAATTAGCATCTGCTGCAGTTCAATTCATGAATGAATTTACCGATAACGATGGGAGGTTCATATCATTCAATCAACTCGATAGAAACAACTGGATTTTCCAACTTAATTTCTCAATCGCATGACAAAGTATAACGTTAGTCCATTAGTTGCTCGGGAGATAGAATTCTCCACGGGCACTATCTTTGGTGGTAGTTGGTGCCGATACTTTATTTCAATTACCCTACACCAATGCTATATAGAAGCAACATGGAAGACCCGTCCTAAAAATGATTTAGACGGGCACAAAGAAATCTTTAACTCTTTACAGGAGTATCTAGATTGGTTTGCTAATCTTAAGAAAACTTACGGAAGGAGAATATCCCGTAAACAAATGGTATATGCTGCATACGATGAAACAACACGTACCTTCAGTTACAAACCCTACGAGAATTGGGCTACAAGACGTTCTAAAGAGAAATTAAATAAGCCCAAGGAACCAATGCTGGCCGATGAATTATACTAATCCCTAACCAGTTAATATATCCTCAGGGAGTTCAGAAACACTAACATCTGTGCTCCCTTAATTATTGCATATTTAAAATATTATTTCTATATTTGCATAAGAGAAAAATAAATATAATTATTAACCGACCTCGAACAGGGTCACAAAACTTATTTCTTATGACAACTATTAACGAAATCTCAAATCACATTATGGGTTACTTCAATGGAACTCTTGATGCTTTTGGTTACACTGCTCAATCAGTTAATGAAATCTCAAATCCGGATGAATCCTATATGGGAACTCTCAACCTCCAATTCCGGGATTATCCTATAGACGATGAACAAGATGAGGACATGATATCCCAATATACCAGCATTTATAATGCTATCGAAAAATGGGAATCAGACCACAGGGAAACAGAAATCTTCCAACAACTTGCAGTATCAGAATTATTTAACCAACTAAATAAATAATCACTATGGTAAACTTATATAAATTACTCAACGTACTGGAACAGGGCATGTCTCTGTTCCAACTCAATAAATGGAAAACCGAAGGACTTTGGTACCCAATTACCCAATATAAAAAGGAATCAGACGAAATCCAGGTAGTAACTAATTTATTTATTGCTGACCAAGAACAGTATCATATCCAACTATCAGGTAATTATCCAGAAGAATTCGATGACTGGAATAACTTTCTAGAGGAAAACCAATGGAAAATCTACCCATTACTTGCAAACATAATGCAGGTCTTCTTGCCCACAGGGAACTATCAAATTATGTATACTCTATATCCACAAGGATTCATATCAGTAATTGCTAAGCCACATGATAAGTAAAGAACTCAAATCACAATTAAGTATTCTCAAGGAAACTAACCCAGAATATATTCAAACCCTAAAGGATGCCGTAACGGCATCCTATAAGGCAGAACTTCAGGCAATCAAACCCAGTTCTACCGAAGAAGAGGAACAACTCAATATCGAACTCAAGGACATAGTATTAAAAATACTATTTGGGCCTTTCTATAATTATTTCGTATCAGAATACGTAGTATCAGATACTATATGGGAAGAACAGGATAAACTAATCGAGGACTTATATTATTACTTCAAATCATGACACCGTATATTCAACAACAACTTAAAAAGCTATGCGATAATCCAAATTGGTATGACGATATGCTCATCTCATGGGATAAAAACCCAAGAAATCAAAGGGAAGCTATTTATAACTACCTTTCTCATGTACAACTAAATGGGTTACTAGAAAACACTCAGATAGTTTTTACATTCATAGATGGCTACATGAAACCAGCTTTCTATTTCGAAATTCCCAGAGATACCAATCGATATCTTATACTGGGAATCCTCGATGAAGCAGGTTATCCTCATTGCTGCCTATTAGGCCAACCAAAACAAGTGTTTAACCCTCAACTCAATTAACATCATGAAACCAACAATAACAGTAAACCAATATCCAATCGGATGGGAATGGCTAGACAGAGTACCTCTAGAGGACTTTACTTGGCTTATAGAAATATTCTCTACCATGACCGATAATACCGATACTTATGACTTTGTAGGATATACAGATTCCGAAACCCTACCAGGACAACAAAAGGTATGCTCAGTAGACAGAATACCATTAGCTAACTTCCTAAACGATGACCAAGGCTATAAATCAGGTATATCAATGTACGGTCACTATATAGCATGTAAATGCTTAGACATATCATCAGAAAGGGAATACATGAATCAATATACCGATATCCGAATCCTAACTAATGAACTAGAGCCATGCTAACAAAGGGAAAATTCCTGGTATCTTTCGAGGTACCAGGACACACTAAGGAATACACAGAGGGTTTCACCGAGGAAATGGTAATCCCATATAGAACTGAGGAACTAAGGCCATATCTAAGGTACCCCAACCAAGAAATAAACAACAACCACCTCCACTCCGAACACATAAGATTACAAATAAGAGATATACTACAGATACCCCTAATAGATATAACCATAATCGATATAATATCACTACCATGAAAAAGAAAGACCTAATATACATACCCCACCAAGATACTTGGACAGAACGTTTCCCTAATCCGGGCAGTAACAAAAATGATTACACTTTATACCTAAGTGATCCCCAAGCCCAGTATAATAAGTTACTCCGTACCCAACAGAAACTAAAAAACAAAAAGAAATGAATATCATCTATCACATAATCCGAATAATCCTATCCCTAATCACCATCCTAACCCTCATACGTAATGAGAAAATATACCAAGCCCACAAGCATACCCACCCAACAAACAAAATAAGGTATATAATATCACAATCGATAATCCTAACCCTATACACCTCATCACTAATCCTGGTATCCTACACATATAGGATTATACTAAGATACATATAATAATACTAAGAATTATGAAATCACTAATTCTACTCATCGGCTTCTAATCCTAAATGAAGAAGCCTACCTAACAAAGAAATTCATCTACAGATCATAATCCCTTTAGTATATGCCTTCATACAGGTATACCTAATCGAATAAATACCCACAAGGTACCTGGAATAAATACCGGGTACCTCCCACACTCCCCAACACAAAAATAAAACAAAATCATACTAACGCTAACTAAGGTACAATATTTACCTATCACCTCTATAACTAATATACCATCTATTAATATAATAATACCCAATACATATATCAAGGTACCTCGCCGGGGGTTTTGGGGATTTAGGCAAACAAGGCAAGTGATAACCCCTCTACTATACAAAGCCACTCAACTCACTATATAGCCACTATACCATATAGCTCTACTACACACTTTAAAGGCAAACTCAAAAAGGCCTATGTGATGACAATTTTTCGTCCCCTAATGGCCTCTTATTTACCTTATCCGAATTACCTTACCAAGCACTATTATATAATACATATCAATTAAATTCAAGGTAAATATGAAACACAGAACCCACAAGGATTTTCCATCCTACCGATTCTATTCAGATGGTAGGATTAAGAACAAAACAACCAATCACTTCATTAAGGTAAAACGTCATATGAAACTGATTGATGCTAAAGGCAAACGTAAAGGTATCACTGTTCAGAAATACTTTGCCGAACTATTCCCTAACCTATATACTTGGGAAGATAAAAGGGGTACCCCTAAACCTACCTATATACCTATTAGGAAAGTTAATAAGAAACGTAGGAAATATAATCCTAAGTTCATTAAGGCCATACAGGAGAAGGCAAATTATAAAACTTGGGATGAATTGGTTAAAGAATATAATATACCGATGGGTAGTATAGGTTATTTATTAAAGAAAGGTAAGGATAAACCCAGTGACCAGGTTATAATTAATATTGATAAGGTAATTATAAAGGGCTAGGTAATAAGGTCCTAGAGTTTATTGCAGTTATTGGCTAAGTATTTATATTAGCAATATTCGCATTAATTCTAGGACCTATAGTGTTATGGCCTTACTCCATTAATGGCCTCAAGGACTAAGGCAAATATAATTCAAGGCCCTCAATAACCTACGAAGGCAATTATGGTTATTGCATAATTAAAAACCCATTACCTATGAACACAGAAGAATTATCAAACCGATTAACACAAATCGTACAAGGCATTACTAATACTCACCCTATTAGGATTAAGGCTACTATCGAGGTTTTCCTTGAAGAATTTGACCCAAGCCAGAACTATCTTCTCTCTATTTCAGATATAGAAGGCTATGAGACCCAATTTATCGAATTTGAGATTTGGGACAAAAATGATGGCCCTATACCAGGTATAAAACTTTTCAAGGATTTCAACATTTACCTTGAACGAGAATTTTGCGAATACTAACCCTATAAATACATATCATTATGGCAACAACAAAAAACAACTGGAGTACAAATCGTATCTCCAACACGGTAATCACAAATCTTATTGCTTACACTCCTGATTACCCATGGCATCTTTATATCTGGGGTTCACAAAAACATTTCGAACAGGTCTTACCTAAATTAATTACCTCCCAACACAAGGAAATCACCCTCTATATCAATACAGACGATTGCCTAATCGAATTCGAACTTGAGCAACCAGACCCAGAGGATCTTGAACCAGATATTACCTTTAATGCTGACGATATTACATTCAAGGCATACTTCGATTAATACCTTAACCCAGGCCTAACTTAGGTACCTGGGTTTTTACTTAGCCTAATTTAGTAAGCCCTTATAGGCTATCCTAATCTCTATAGGCTTACCATAGTCCCTATATGGCCTTATTGAATTAGGACCTAATAGGTTATTAGAGGGCAATAATAGGGATATAGCTAATCGGCCTTAATTCTTTATCACCTTAGCCCATTAAGGGCCTTATCAATATACAGGTATATAATACACTCTCAAGAGGACAGGCATAAGCCCTACAGGATTATCCCTATACATATCATATATGCCCACTACAAGGCGTGTGAAGATTACCCTTGTGAACCTCCAAAATTAAGTGCAAATATTAAGTCCTTTTAGGGTGCACAATATTTTCTATTTTATGAATTTTTCACAAAAATAATTTTGAAAATAAAATTATTCATTTTCTCAAAAATTTTTCTTGAAAATGTTTGTAGATTAAAAAATAGTTCTTATATTTGCAATACAGAAATGAGACAAACCTTATTAGATAGTTTAATAAGTCTTGAATATCTATCAAAAAGGTTATAAAATAATAATAATAAAATATTCAAGCGTTTTTATTATGAAAAATCAAATTAACAAAGTGAGTGTAGAAAAAGCAAGTGCAAACAGCAAAGCAAATAGTTTAATTGCTTTGGACGTTTTAAAGTCTGTAAAAGAAAAAAATCAAGGACTTTTCAAAACTTCTCTAGGTACAAAAACAGAAATTTATAAAAAAGAACTTTTTGAGGGTGCAAACGAAAAGCAAATCAAATCGTTACGTAAAAAGTTCAGAAACGTAACTTTCAATTTTCTTTCAACCATTGCAAACAATGCAGATAAAAAACTAATTGAGGGTTTTATGGACTTTTATAAACAGGTCTATGTTTTAAATGATCTTTCCTTTTCTTCGATTGCAAGCGAAAACACTAAAGAAGAAAAGAAAGAGATATTAATAAAAGGTCTCGAAATCGTGAAAAAATCAATGAAGTAAAGGAAATCGGATAGGGAGTAAAATTTTACTCCCTATCATAAAAATAAAATTATTATGTTATTAATTTTGTTTTTTATCTTATTAGCTGTTTTTGTTAGTGCTTTATATGTAGTTTATATTCTTTTAAAGTCAAATCATAGAATAATATCTACTATTATTGACGTGCAAACTTTTCAATTAATTAATGTAGAGCAATTTCTATTGATTGAACAAATAAGCATGAACTATTTAAATGAAGTTGAATATACAATTTATAAAAAATTTTCTTTTAAAACTTTTTTACTATACTTATGTTATTGTTTAAATGAACAATTTAAAGAAAATTTAAATAATCATTTAGTAGATAATTAAGAAAGCAAAGGGATAAATAAAAATGTTTGTCCCTTAATTTTTATTTACAAATGTTAAATTTAACGGAATCGTACTCCCCTTTTAGTACCACAACTTTCGAAGCCCTCACATTAAGGGGTACCTTGAAGGCAAATACACATTTTTAGTACCAGGAAATTTTGACACCTCGTATTAGAGGCATACCCAGATATCCCACACCACACATGCCCACATAACACACAAAGAAACCAGAGAATAAAACATCCCTGGCTCTCATCCACCTTATCCCTCTGGTAGATTACAATATCAAAGTTCTTTCTATAAACCAAAAACTTATAAAAGATATGGAAGAAACATTATTCAAACTAGCACGTGCAATTACAGATACAAGTACAGATACTGTATCTTCAGAGGGTGGTACTGTAACCTACCGTATCACTTCCCTCAAAAGGAAACTGGTAAATGGCAGAGTAGTTTTAACCTCTACGCTCTCTTGTACTTTGGGCTCAGCCTCCGTAAGTTGGGCTACTTGGGGAGGAGTTACCGTTGGAGATGGTTACTTAGATGTAAAAATTAACTATTCAGAAAATACTGGGTCCTCAAGGTCTACTACTCTGACATTTGACCAGGATGAATCTGGTAACAAAATCAATCTCACGGTAACTCAAGAGGCTGGTGTAACCTATAGTGGATACATAAAAACGGTTTCAAACACATTGCCTTTAGGTGGTAGTAAAGGTAATACTGCTCAAATCATTGTGATGGCCTATTTAGAGGGTAGTGATGGGTCTAAAAAGCCAGAAACTCCCCATGTGGGTAATGCTCCCTATTGGTGCTCAGTATCCGTTGGGGCAACGGGTACTGAGAACCATTACAGGTTATCCCTGACCGCTTTATCGAGTAATCAAACTGGAGCTAACCGTTCAGGGCATATCTTCTTAACCTGTGGGGATGCTAACCTTAGTATACCAGTTACTCAGAAGTCACAAGAGGCTTCAACATTCACTCTCTCTGGATTGCCCACAGGTACAGGCTACTATCTCTTTGGCAAGGGAGCTAGGCCACAGAATACATCATCTTCAGGTCAGATGTATCTACAAGGTCTCTCAGCAACTGGTACTACTACTATGAAGATTCCATTCTATGCCAATGACTCAGAACCTGGTTCTCAAATAGAATGTACTACTGGAGATAAAGTAGCTGTATATACTAAATCAGGTGCTACCTGGATATCAGAGGGGTCATTTACGGTACCAAATGCAGGAGAAACAGTATCAATCTAAAAACATTATACATTATGGAAAAAGTTCTTAAATTGGGGGGAGATCACAATCTACTGTCCAAGAAATTTCCCTAAAAATACAGAATGGAAATTCTGAAAGATTGTCTTATGAGTCTTATAAGAATAAGTATATAAATGGTAAACAATCTGGGGTCACCAATGTCGGTATCTCCGGTGTTAGTGATAGCCCAGATTACCTTTTAGAAATAGATGAAAGTAATCATCTTATACAGATTACTGCCAAGGCAGATAATACATCAGGAACTTGTACTCTTACCCAGGATGAATCTGGTAATCAATATTTAATTCATTGCACTACTCCATCAGAACTAATCGATAATGATATTTTAGTAACTATAAGTTCTGACCCATACGAAGGGTTAATAGCCAATTTAGAAATAGCTGCTAGACATAATGTAGCTAGTGATATCAACTTTTCTATGGTAATCAAGTATGGAGTATCATCAGGTGATACCCTAACTAAAGAAATTACTCTTAAGAGTGGATACGGTTATATTAAGGAAAGAGTTCCTATTCAAAAAGAAGCAACCCCACTGATTTTATCAGGAGACTATTGGCCAAAAGAAGATGATAAATATAAGTATATTGTAAGCTTTATGTAATACTCATAATAAAAGCAATAAACCAAAATATTAAAGCTAAAGTATATGCAACAGAATATCTATGCCAGGGATACCAGCAGGTAATATAAGAATCTACTTTTAGTATTTCTGGATGTTCTTCTTCGTATTTTTTATCCTCTTCTCTAGAATCATATTTATACAATATGTAGAAAGGTAAGAATACGAAGAAGATTATTAAAGTAACTGGGAATAAGAGTAGGAGAAGAATCTCCCACCCTTGCATTGATGTCCCAGCATAATTACCATCTCTGTCAAAAAAGTATCTCATAGTAATTTGTATTTTATGTATCTGATTAATAGATAAATCGGAAATAGAGGTAATACTATCCATACCGATATGAATAAAACGAGAGAGTGTATCTTGTGAGTATAGGGTAAATAATCCAAGCAAGCCCTTACAAAAAATACAGTGAACGGTAAGCATACCAAATAAATTATTGCTAATACAGTAGTCATTGTTCTTTGAGGTATTTGTTAATAATCTTGGTAAGCTTCTTATCAAATTCAATCATCATATCGAAAGCTTTCGAATCTTTCATACTTCTCATCTCCTTATCAAGTAATTCTATGTTTCTCTTAATTGAGAAATAGGCCTTATATGCAAGGAAAACCTTTTCATTCTCTTCGGTGAGTGGAAGAATTTCCCCCTTTTGCCCATCCAATCTTGGATATGTATCATCAGGACCCAAGGTTCTTGCAACTTTTACTCGGTTACTGAGCATTGCGAATCCACCTTTTTTATCAATAGATTCCACTGTAACTTTCTCAATGAGGGGTCTTCCCGATAATGTGAAGATAACCTCATCCCCCTCTTTGAGCTTTTTGATTTCTTTCTTTTCTTTTTTCATATCTTTATTTATTAAGAATTTTTCTTTATGCAAATATACGAAATTATTTCTTATTTATTGCATTATCTATTTTATTTTTTATAAATTCATAGGCATTGCCCCGATAATCTTCTAGCATTTTGTATTCCTGTGGAGATAGAATTACTCCGTTTACTTTAAAAAGCTTTCTTAGATGCTCTGGTATAGTACCTTGGTGAGTGATGTTATTATAACGGATAATGAAAAGCTTCTCTCGGTCTTCATCAATAACTCCCAGAGTGTTTACTGGTTGGAGTTTAGTTTGGTAAATACCACCAAAAGCCGAGGGCACCATTAAAATACTTCCCGGTACTCTAGTTATCCAATGAGAATAATCGGGAGTAATTACCGCAATTTTCTTCTCTTTTTCAAGTTCTTTATCATAAGCTAATCGATTAAACCAAAAAGCACATTTAAAACAAACTTGTTTTCTTGCCATAAGTTGGGGAATCTCTCTAGTTTCATCGAATTCCTCTAAATTAATTGGTTTGCCACATATCTGGCATTCATTTTTCTTGCCCATATTGCATTATTTTATAAGTTATATATGATAATAGAACCTCGAAACATCCTAAAAATGGGTTATAAGCAATACTTTCGTTACTAAAATTGAACCATTAAAACTGATAAGTTATGGATAAACTAACAAATGAAATGATTAAAGACCTTGCTATTCGCTTAGGTCTAGAACCTGCTCTCTTAAAAGCTGTTCAAATCGTAGAAGCAGCTGGTAGAGATGGGTTTTTAGCTGATGGTAGGCCTCAAATCCTCTTTGAGGGTCACATTATGTACAAAGAAGTACATAAGAAATTCCCTGACAGAGATTTAGCTTACCTTTGTAAGAGATATTCTACGATTTTCTTCCCTAAATGGGATAAATCGAAGTATTTGGGAGGTGTACACGAGTATAAGAGACTCGAATTAGCCAAAGAAATTGACGAAGAATGTGCATTGAAGTCTGCAAGTTGGGGTATGTTCCAGATTTGTGGGTTCAATCACAACCTCTGTGAATGTAAAGATGTCTTCGAATTCGTTCATAAGATGTCAGAATCTCATGCAAATCAACTAGAACTCATGTATTATTTCATGAAAAACTCTGGTTGTTTGAGTAATCTCAAAGAAAAGGACTGGGCTGGCTTTGCCAGAAAATACAATGGTCCCGGGTATGCCCAGAATGCCTACGACCAAAAACTAAGAAATGCTTACGAAAACTTTAAAGGTAAATTATGAAAAGATGTCATTTTAACAGCTGGGTAGCAAAAGTATTTCTTTTCCCCAGTTACAAAGCAATTACTCTGGTGTATAACTCATTCTTCAAACACAAAGTAGAAGAGTGTAAACCCGATGATATCAATCATGAACGTATTCATCAGATACAACAGATTGAATGTAGTATAGTAGGTTTGGTACTCGGTATCATACTCTGGTTATCATTCAGTATATCCTTTTGGTGGGTAGTGGCTTTGACTTTTGGATTCTTCTATCTCTGGTATATCATCGAATACCTAATTATCATGTGCTTTGCCAAGTGGGATAAACAGAATGAAAGATATCATGATGTAAGTTTCGAAGAAGAAGCTCACAACAATGATAAGAATCTGAGTTACTTGGAAGACCGTAAGCCATTTGCTTGGATTAAGTACCTTAAATTGAGAAGCTACAAGAAATGAAAAAATTAAAAGTATTAGGGGTGTCTGCTGGTGCAGGCATCCTTTTGTTCCCTTTTAGAAAGAATTTGATAGCTAATATAGAAACTCGAGGAGTATTTTATACTAAAGGCTTAGAGCAGTGGAAATTGAACTTTGGTGGTATACCATATTATAAAGATGAAACCTTCCCAGATTGTAAGCCAGACATCATACTTTCAAGTCCAGACTGTGGAGCATCTTCTATTATGAGGCTTTCAAAAGTAAAAGAATTGGGCAATCCCCAAGAGAATAAATCCCTGAATCTAGTAATTCAATCAATCTTACATTATAAACCTAAGATATTTCTTATTGAAAACTTACCTCGTTTGCTATCTTTGCTCCCAAAAGAATATCTTCAAAAAACTCTTGAAGACTATAAACTTATTTTTCACGAAAGAAGCGTTTCTGACTACGGTAACTCACAGTTATCACGAAAGAGATTACTTATCATTGGAGTACATAGAAAAACGGGTAAGAAATATTTGAATGCTTTTGATGAAGTATTTCAAGTAAAAAACCCAACAATTACTAGAAATCTACTTAAACCACTCACATTCTCTCAGGAAAATAATACTAACCAGATTCCGTTTATGAGTAAAACTCTGGCAATGTATGACTATCGGAAGCTTCCTGAAAAGAAGAATCTTACAGTAGCAAAGATACATAGACTCTGGGTTAGAGATTTTAAAGATGAAAAGAAGTGGCCTATCAAAACTGCAAAGATGAGTACTCTCCCAGGAGTATATCGATTGGAATATGATAAACCACCATTAACTCTCAGACCTGCAGATAGGCAATTCAGACCCGATGGTTATCCTTTGGGAATCGAAGACTTCAAGGCAATTATGGGATTCCCAGATAAATTCAAAGTTTACCTTCACAAGAATGGTGATACCTTCGAAGGTGATTTTAAGGATTACCATTACTGGCTTAACAAGGCAAGGTATACAATTGCCAAAGGGGCAGTAGGGGAAATAGGTATTTGGTTCAAAAAATGCCTCAAGAAAATTGACTCATCAAAACTGAGCTAAATTGAGCTGTTTGAAAACCCTTTTTTCTTTTTATTAAGTTTTTCTTTTTTAGGAAAGTGCTTTCTGGTAAAGAAAGCTATAATCCTATAAATCAACTCTGAAGGTAAGAAAGGGATTGTTAAGGGAAAACAAGGAAACGAGTGAGTACCAGAGTTTCACTAAAAGCGAAATTACCATGAAGAATTTAAAAAGGGCCTTGTTCATTGTACTTCTAGGATTTACTATTTACCTTTGCTTCAGGAATTACAAACTTTCTCGAGAGGTTGATTCCCTGGAACTAGCGGTCAATGAAATCCCAGATACAGTATACACAGAGAAACCCTTCAAACCAGAGAAGAAGTACTCAGAAAAAATTGAACCAGGTAAAATCTTAGTTCATGATAATAAGCAGCCAACTCTCTTTCCTGATTCCATGCTAAGGCAGCCAGTTATCAGTGACCAAGATTCCCTGGTTCAAATTGTTTTGAAGAAAGATAAGTTGAACTTAAGTCTGTTCAATAAGGAGACTAACACTTATTCAACTAGACTATTCCCAATCGACTTAGATAAGTACAACTACAACTGGTATGAAGGTCAATTAACTCGAAAGAAAGTTGCAAGGTTATCACTTAGTCCATACGTTTATGGCAAATACAGACCTTTCAATAATCTCTTCGATATGGGAGCTGGTCTTTCAATCAAGACTAAGAGATTTAATTACAAATTCGGAGTCAATACCTTTTACTATCCGAAGATAAAATCTGGTATAGGTACTGACATCGAATTTCAAATAACGTATAACTTTTAAGTAATGGCAAAGACTATCTCAGAAACTAGAACTACATTAACTCGGGAGGAGCTATCAAACCTATCCCGAGTTTCTAGTGATGTTTTCTTTTTTAGCCTTTTTTGCTATGTGATACATCCAGTAAGAGGAAAGGTAAGATTCGATTTATACCCATTTCAGAAATCTGTTCTCTACAATTTCATTGCCCAACGATTCAATATCATTCTCAAGTTCCGTCAGGCAGGAATTACAGAACTTATTTCTATGTACTGTCTTTGGTTGGCGATGTACCATCCCAACAAAAAGATAAACATTATCTCTATCAAGGACACAACTGCTAAGAAGGTGCTCAAGAAGATTAAGTTCATGTACAAGAATCTTCCATGGTACCTTCAAACTCCCATAATCAATGGTAGAGCTGGAGAATATGGCTCTGCTTCCATGATAGAATTTGATAATGGGTCATTTATTGAATCTATTCCGACATCATCCGAAGCCGGTCGTTCGGAATCCCTTTCTCTTCTGGTAATTGACGAGGCAGCAGTAGTAAGATGGGCTGCTCAAATTTGGGCTGCTGCATTCCCTACTCTTTCCACTGGTGGAGCTGCCATCGTCAATTCCACTCCCTATGGAGTTGGTAATTTCTATCACTCAACTTGGGTAGATGCCATTGCAGGAGGTAATCCTTTTAACCCAATTCGATTATACTGGCAAATGCACCCAGAACGAGATATCAATTGGTATAACCAAATGTCTTCTGCTTTGGGAGCAAAACGAACTGCACAAGAAATTGATGGTGACTTCTTATCATCTGGTAATACAGTCTTCGACTTAGCCGATATTAAAGCTATCGAAGACTGCCTTAGTGATTACCCAGTTATTAAGAAGAGATTTAATGGTCAATACCGACAATTCTGTGAACCCGAATCAGATAAAGAATATTTCATTGGTGCAGACGTTTCAACTGGTAGAGCTTCTGACTACTCTTCATTTACTTGTATGGATAAGCTAGGAGAAGAACAAGTAGTATATAAGGGAAGAATGGCAGTGGGAGCTTATGCTAAGTTACTTGGTGATACTGGGAAGTTGTTTAACTGGGCAGTAATAGCTCCAGAATCCAATGACGTTGGTTTATCAGTAACTTCTAAGCTTCAAGACGAAGGCTACCCTAACCTTTACTACTACCAGAAGATGCTAAAGAAAAAAGGTAAAAGTAGACCTGAAATGGATAAATCCCCTGGTTGGTTAACCACCCAAAAGAATCGTTCAGTGATAATAGAAAACTTGGAAGAAGATATTCGATTAGATCACGTAATCATTAAGGACCCATTCTTTGTACAAGAAGCTTATACCTTCATTTATGATGGTTTAGGTAGACCTGTTGCAATGGGTAAACATAGGGCTAACAATTCAGCTGTAGATGTAGACCTTGAAGGAGACGTATATGCCGATGATGATATCTTTGGAAAAGCAATATGTAATCACATAAGGAAAGGAAAAACTAACGTAATCGTACAACCAAGATGAAAAAGTACTTCAATTTTAGTTGGGGTTGGGGACGTAAGAAAGACCCTCCCAAGAATGGTACATCCTCTAATAAAGAGGAGAAGCCTGCCACATCGATTTCGCCTGGTAGGGTTTCAGTTGACGATGATAGCGATAACTTAATTACATCATTACAAGGGTTGACTAAATTAGTTGAACCCTCTTTTCGTGTTGATGTGATACCTTTAATTCGGGATTTATATAAAGTAAATCCTGATATGGGCATCGCATTGCAAGATATGTTTAAGTTAGCTAACACCAGTCATACAGTAACTTTCCCTAATAATACCGATGAAGAGGCTTCAAAGATGAGAGAACATCTTAAGAAAGCCACCAAGGGATGGACCAGATATACTGCTGGTATAGATGGTTTAGTTAACAAAATGATTGTTCAACTTCTTGTAAGTGGGGCAATATCTGTAGAAGGCGTACCAAATGACAAGCTTGATGGATTGGCTACTGTATTATTCCTTAAACCAGAGCATATCAAGTTTAAACGGGAATTAAATGGGGTGTATGCTCCTTACCAAAAGAACATTAATTTCTTTGTTAAGCAACAAGATTACATTAAACTTAACCCAGAAACCTATTTTTATGTTGGTATGTTCAATGATACAGATGAACCTTATGGAGTTCCTCCATTTATGCCTGCATTGGATTCCCTCAAAGGACAAAATGATATGAAGATTAACTTCAAACATATCATGGAGATTTGTGGTATGGTTGGTTTCTTAGAAGCTAAGATGCAGAAATCTCCACAAAGGCCAAATGAGAGTATCAAATCTTATGAATCCAGATTATACCATGAACTCAATATCCTCAAACGTAATGTTAAAGAGGGTATGAAGGATGGGGTAGTTGCTGGTTACATAGATGACCATGAATTCAAACTAAATTCTACTACTAAGGAGCTCGGTAATATCGAGAAGCCTTGGAATATGAACCAACAATCTGTAGCAAATGGGTTGGGAGTTAATGGCTCTATCATTGGGGTATCATCTACTACTGGTGAAGGTGCAACTGGTATAATGCTGTCTAAGATGATTAGCCAGTTAAAAAATATCCAAATGCTTGTAGCTTATGTATTAGACCGACTTTATTCTCTAGAACTGCGTCTGGCAGGCTTTAATAATAAGGGGATGAAGATTGATTGGGGAACTTCTACAGTTTCTGATGAAGTTAAAATCCAACAAGGTCTTCAGTATAAGATACAGAACCTTGACTTATTGTATAAGGCTGGTATCATTAGTCAAGAGCAATATGCTTGGGCAATGGGTTATGATTCTCCTGATGAGAAAGAACCAAGAGTTTCACTTGAGGACCAATTTGCTAAGGGAGGTAATATAGACCCACAAGAAGGAACTAAGAAGAAACAAAGGCAAGATGATAAAAACCAATCTGCTCGTAGGTCAAGAGATAAGAATAACCCGGCTCCTTCTCGAGGAGACCAAAATACTAAAGCAAGATGAGTAAATTTACAAAGAAAAACAAAGAGCATCTTGATTCTATGGTGATAGGTCAAGGCCATACCATTATGGCTGGGTATATCCCAGAAGCAGTGGGAGCCAAGGCTTTCTCAGAGAATTATTACAAATGGAAAAATCCTACACCGGATTCCATTGCTCAATTTGGGTTTTGGGGAGGGGATATAGATTATAATACTTACTATCCCAACCTAGACAAATCGGAACTAACTCCTAAGGACGAAGAGTTTATCGAACCAATGTTTAGATTACTTTCAGAAACGATTGTATCTAAGAATTGGAACCCGACAGACTTTGGACAGAACGGAGTACTAAAGGCTTCTATGAAGATGTTGCTTGGTCAAACAGTAAACTGTGACCATGAAACCAACATTGGTAATGCTATTGGTGCTGTATCACAAGTAATGTGGCAGGAATCCTATAAAGACGGTAGCTTTACTATACCCGCTGGTATCAACGGTATTCTGAAAATCGATGGTAAGGCAAACCCAAGAATTGCTAGAGGCATCCTTATGGAGCCACCTTCAATTCATAGTAATTCAGTTACTGTACAATTTAAGTGGGATAAATCCCATCCCCAAATGGAAGATAACGAATTTTATCAGAAACTGGGTACTTATGACTCTAAGGGAGTTATGGTACGTAGAATGGTTACTGAAATTGTTCGTTACCTTGAGACCTCACTAGTTTCACATGGTGCTGATTCATTTGCCCAGAAAATTGGCTCGGATGGTAAAATCATTAACCCAACCTTTGCCAAAAGAACTTGGGCATCCTATGAAGAGTATAGAGATGATAAATCGAAGCAATACTTCTTTACTGATTATAAATCAGATTTAACATCATATCAAGAAAAGAACGATACTCAGGGTTCTTTTAATGATAATGATGCCAATGATAATCATTCAAATAAAGATAACATGAACGAATTACAAAAATTTCTTGAAAGCCTTTTTGGGGATAACATGCTTACCCTGGAAGAAGGTAAAGAGATGAATCAGGAAAATGTAATTGCCTGCATTCAGACTTTGGTATCATCCAGAAACGAATTGCAAACTTCGGTAGATAATCTTACTACAGAGAAAACTTCTCTTACGGAACAGATTACCAACTTGAATGCTGAAGTAGCTAACTTGAAGGAAATGGCAACTGTAGGAAAGAATCACATTGCTTCTCTCCGTGAAAATGCCGTAGAAACTTACAAGAAGTTGATGGGTGATAAGGTAGATGAGACAATCGTTACGATGCTCAATGCCGAGACTACTGGTATTACTACTCTTGTTTCCTTGACAAAGGATTACCAAGCTCGCTTGGAAGAGAAGTTCCCTCTCACTTGCTCAAAATGTGGTTCTAAGGACGTCAATCGTGCTTCCTCAATTGCTGAGGATGATACCGAGGGTAAAACTGGAACCCAGGGTACTGATACCCAACGGAATTCAGAATCTCCGAGTACTAAGAATGTAATCGATAACTTGTATCGAAACAAAATCAAATAACTAATATAAATAATCCGCGTTATGGAAAAAACTAAAATCGTAAACGACCCTCAGCAACTTACTCTCTTTGGGGAAAGAACCCCGAGAGCGGTGATTTACAAAAGTGAGTCACACAAATTGCACCAGGCTTTCAATGTTAAAGATGAAGAGAAAATCGTACAGGGTATGCCAGTGGCTTTGAATGAAGAAGGTTTGATTTACCCTTGCACTGATACAGCTACTCAAGTTTATTTGGGTGTAGCAGTAACGGATAACGTTAACCCTGCTTATCAACCTCAAAGAAATTTCCCGGTAGAGGTAACAGTAGCTATGGAAGGTTACATGATTTGTAACTGGGTATCAAACGGAAATATCGACGCCGGCTATGTAACTCCCGATGGAACATTGCTTAACGATAGATTCGTAAAAGCTAACCAAGCAACTTCATCCCAGTTCATTGCCCTTAATCCTGCAGAAGAGGCAAATGAGGTAATTCAAGTACTTATCAAATAAGAGAAAAGAAGTTATGGAAAATAAAATAGATATTACAAAGTTGAAGGCTCAGGATTTTATGAATGAGCTGCCGGAAATGGTAAGAAGCTTGGAAGCTGTTCGTTCCGGTTCACAGGACAAGAAGCCTGTAGAGGTAACTTTTGGAGAATTGGTTACCGGTAAATGGGGTATTTCAGAAGATGAACTTTTTGAAAAGATGGGCATCAATCCAAAAGTGGACACGATGCAGAACATCTTTACAATGCCCCAACAGAATATTCGTTGGATTGTTCCGGAAATCATCCGTGCTGCTATCACATTGGGTATGCGCCAGGCTCCGTTCTATCCAAATATCATTGCATCTGACCAACCAATCAATGGTTTACAAGCAATCATGCCGATGGTTAACATGTCGGATGCTGCCCCTGCAAAGGTTAATGAGGCAGAAACTATCCCATTGGGTGATGTTAGCTTCGGACAGAAATCAGTTAGCCTCTTCAAAATCGGAAAAGGTTTCAAACTTACTGATGAAGTTCGTAACTATGTTTCGCTCGATGTCTTGGGAATCTACCTTCGTGATTTTGGCGTTCAGTTGGGTTATGCTCTGGATACTCTGGCTATGGACGTTGCTATCAATGGTAACAACCCTGATGGCTCTGAGTCTGCCCCGGTAATCGGTGTATACGAAACAACTAATGGTATCACTTACAAAGACCTTCTGCATATTTGGGTACGTGCTGCTCGTATGGGACGTAACTTCCAAACTATGATTGGTGGTGAAGACCAGGCAATCGAAATGCTGAACTTGCCGGAATTCAAGGATCGTCACTCTGGTACTACAGAAGCTACCCTGAATGTTAAGTCTCCTGTTCCCAAGAATGCTGACTTCTACATTCACCCGGGTACACCCGACCAACAGTTGCTGTTGATTGATACATCTGCTGCCTTGATTAAGCTTACTGCTCGTCAGTTGATGCTTGAATCTGAAAGAATCGTTTCTAACCAGACTCAGGCAATCTATGCAAGCTTGACTACTGGCTTCTCTAAGATGTACCAGGATGCAACTCTGTTGCTGGCTGCTGACAAGAAGTTCTCAGAACTCGGTTTCCCCGAGTTCATGAACGTAGACCCATATTTGATGGTTAACCTAGAATAATAAGGGACGTCCGGTCTCATCTATATAAATTCCCTGAGAGGGTAGGTAACTAAAAAGACCTATCCTCTCTTTAATCATTTTTAAATCTTAGGAAATATGGCTAAAGATAAATATACAGTAACTGTGGGACCAAGAGCTTACAGTTTTCATGACCAATCAACTGGTATTACCGTTTGTAGAGGAGAAGACAAGGAACTCTCTCGTCGTCAATTCCGTGCACCAAAGATTCAGAAGGCAATTGCCTCTGGCCATCTGATTATCATTGCTGATAAATCAGAAATCGAAAAGTATTCAGAGGCCGACATCGAAAAGTTGGATAAGAGACTGAATGCTCAGTTCAAGAAAGGCATGACTCTTGAAAAACTTGCAAAGGGCTATTCCCTGGAAGAACTGAAACTGGTAGCAGGTCTTCATGAAATCGTTGCCGAGAAAGATGATACAGTAGAAACACTTATTCAGGCTTTGCTGGAAGAATTCGAATCCTCTTCTAAAGGGTAATATATGAAAATTACATAAGACAGACTAATATGAATAACAATCTGGACTTTTTGTACGTTACGTCAGGTCTGGAAGTTTCATTCAGAGTCATATCCAAAGTCCCGGCCAAATCCATTTTTGACTGGGACTTTGGCGATGATAAGGGAGAGGTTTTCAATGGTGGAAGACATGTTTCCTATTCTTATGAAACTCCCGGTTTCTATACAGTAACCTTACATGTAACCAACTCGAATGGTTTAGATATCACCGTAGATAAGACTCTGGTAGTTTGTGATTATGGGCATACGGCATTAGCCGATACAATATATAATTTAATCGACCACTATATTCCTTCAGAGATATCAGAGGGAATGACCAGGGAAGATAAATCTATCTACATCACCAAATGGCAATATTATATTGGTCCTCTAGTAAATCACTTAATTCCTGCAGATAAGTATACTGATGAATTATGGTATGAAGCACTAGAAAACCAATTAATAATGGAATTGGCAGCATGGGACTTTCTCAATGTGAAGATACTTAATTTATTAACAAGTACTTCAGAATACCTAAGTCAATTAACCTCTACCAAAGAACAAACTGGTGATGGTACTTCTAAACCCGAACTTGCCCGAGGTGATAGGATAAAACAAATCACTACTGGGCCTACTGAAGTGCAATATTATGATACCTTGGCAGATGCTACAAGTTCCCTATGGAAAACACTTTCTCAAGCAATGCAACCAGGTGGATTAATAGATGAATTAAGGAAGAACCTTTGTATGTTAGCTTCACGATTGGAAATCTACTTACCGTTCTGTGATGAAGTATTTAGAACCGTAGTCCCAAAAGTAGTTAACAGAAGGCAACCTGGAGTATTAGATGGGCCAAATCCAAGTGCTCCAGTGAAGGGTGGTAAGAAATCAATTCTAACTAAGTTATGACAAAAGAACCCTGGAGAATGGTAAAGAACCGCTCTTGGGATAGATACAAGAAAATTATCACTGACTTCTTAGATTGGGATGCTGGTAGGCAATCCATAACCTGGGCCAAACATGTTAATCAGCTTCTCAGTCATGCCGAAGACAGTATACCTAAATATTATAACATCCAAATCGAGGCATTATGTTACTACAATGCTTTCAGAAACTGGCCTATCAATAAGGCAACAGTCTCAGGAGAATTGGATGATGAAAACTTATCAATACTAATTTCTAAATCTTATATAGAACAAATCGGTTATCTTACACCGGAGGGTTATTGGGATTTTAATTGGGAACAAGATAGGTTTGTAATTAATGGTATAACGTATAAGCCTTCTGGAGATACTCAGACTGCTCAGGCAAAGGATGAGGCTTTAGTTTTCATGATTATCCTAAAGAGAGACCGAGATACCAAAGTTGAATTTGTAGAATAAAAATAAAGTATATGGCAAAGATGTTAGTACTGAGGTGGACACCAATTACTACAAACAGTGGAATTTGGTTTGATAGTAATCTGGTTATCCTCAATGGTACCTCTGGAGTTCATATTGAAATGAAAGGTAATGGCAATGATGTAACGGCATTTCAATCGATGACCGGAAACAAATTTGTCACCTGCTTTCAAGATTACTTCGGGGATATCTGGGATAAAATAATACCTCATCCTGGTATAGGCCAGGTAATAAAGTTCCGTGTAAATAGGCTTCCTGATTATGCTTGCATACGGGGAGATATTGAGGACGGTGGAGATGTAGACCCCGAAAATCCGGATGTACCAATGAATGCCTTCTGTGGTTCAGAGGGAGAACCATTCAGGGATATCGATTCTGAATTCTTACTGGGTCGTCAACGTGCAGTAATTAATCCTTAAATTTTATAAAATATGTATGTAAGTAAGTATTATACCTGCGAAGAAATAGACCAGCGGTTATTACAGGGTTACTATGATGACTTTGTTAAAGCTGGCTTTGGAGGAACCATAAATGAGTTCTGGGCCTTCGTACTTTCTATCAAGAATAAGGTAGATAAGAAAGAAGGATACGACTTATCGAAAAATGATTTTACCGATGAGTTGAAGGCTAAACTTGATGGCATCGAAGAACATGCAAATTACATCACTAAAGTTTCTCAGCTTGAGAATGATTTGAAATATCAAACCGAGGAAGAAGTTAAACAGATGATTAGTGATTTGGTTGATGGTGCTGATGATGCCCTTGATACTCTTAAAGAGTTGGCAGAAGCATTGGGCAATGACCCCAACTTTGCAACTACCATCACTAATAAATTAACCGACCTTCGTACTGCTTTAACCGAAGAGGTTAATCGTGCTAAGGAAGCCGAAGCTGCTCTGGGTGCTGCAGTAGCTGCAGTTCAGGATAACCTAGAATATGGGTTAGACCAAATCAATAAGAAGATTGATACCGTTAAGGCAGACTTAAAAGCTGAAATCGACAGAGTTGAGAAGAAGGTAGATAAGAATGCTGAAGACATCAAAGACCTTGAAGATAAGGTAAATCAAGATAATGGTGAACTTGAGAAAGAACTTAAGGACCTTATCCAAAAGGAAAAAGATGAACGTATTGCTGCCGATAATGAGATTAAGGAAAGTGTAAATGAACTTAAGACTCTACATATCAATGATAAGGCCGCACTCGAGGCAAAGATTGCCGAAGAAACTGCAAATCGTACAAATGCAGATACTGTACTGGATTCTAAGATTAACGAGGAAATCACTAATCGTCAGGCTGATACTTTAGCTCTTCAAGGTAAAATTGACCAAGAGAAGGTAGACCGTCATTCTGAGGACCAAGTTCTTCATAATGAAATCTCTAAAGAGGTAACAGACCGTACTAATGCAGACAATGCTCTTCAAGGTAAAATTGACCAAGAAGCTCAAGCACGTACTGCTGCAGACCAGGTATTACAGAACAATATAGATTCAGAGGCTACCACTCGTGCTGCTCAGGATTTAATTCTTGAACACAAAATTGACAATGTAAAAGAGCAGGGTGTAGAAGACAAAGAACAATTGCTCAATGCCATTGCTGCCGAGGCCGCTGCTAGAGAAAAAGGGGATAAAGACCTTGATGCTAAGAAGGTAGATAAACGTGAAGGTTATTCTTTGACTAAGAATGACTTTACTGATATCCTCAAAGCTAAACTTGATGGCATCGAAGAAAAGGCAAACTATATTACCCATCTCTCTCAGCTTATCAATGATGCCGGTTTCCAAACTGAAGAGGAAGTAAATGCGGCTATCCAAAAGATTATTGGTTCAGCACCTGAAGTACTTGATACTCTTAAGGAAATTGCTGATGCCCTTGGAAATGACCCCAACTTTGCAACTACTATCACTAGGAAGTTGGCTGCAATTACAGAACAGGTTAACCAAGAAATCGAAGACCGTATTGCAGGGGATGAGTCAAACAGTGCTGAAGTAGCTGCTGAAGTTCAAGCTCGTAAGGATGCAGATACTGCTCTCGAAACTAAACTGAAAGAATATGTAGACAATAAGTCTGCTACTGGTGATGCTGCTATTGGAGTTGTAAGAGATAACCTTAACAAGGAAATCCAAGACCGTAAAGATGCCGATGCCACAATTCAGGCTAACTTGGATAAAGAGATTGCCGAAAGAAAGACTGCTGATGAAGCATATACTCAAAGTTTGGCTAATGTTAACCAGCGTATCTCAGACTTGGCTTTGAGTATGCAAGAGTCTATCAATACTTTGCGTAATGAGCTTACTGAGCAGGTAAATGCCAATACTACGGCAATCGCTACTAATCAACATAATATAGAAAGAAATTCAGAGGCAATCACAAACTTAACTAAGACTGTAGGTGATAACTACAAGGAAGTTAAGGATATGATTAACGAAGAAATCATTGATCGTACTAATGCTGATAGTGCCTTGAGTTCTCGTATCGATACTCTCAATATCGACCTTAATACTGAGAGTGTAGAAAGAAAAGCTGCAGACCAAGTTCTTCAGGTAAATTTGGATAAAGAAGTAGCAGACCGTACTGCAGCCGATAAATCTCTGAGTACTGAGTTCACAGCTAAATTAGATAATGCTAAGCAGGCTTTGGAATCCGAGGTGGCTAATCTTAACACTAAGCTTGAACAAGAAAAGGAAAATCGTATTGCCGGTGATAATGCTTTGGGAGTTCGTATTGATTCTCTAGAGGCAGGTAATACCGATGCTATGAATGAACTAAAAGCAAAGGTAAATGCCAACACTACTGCTATTAATGCAGAGAAAGACCGAGCAATTGCCAAAGAGACTTCTCTTGAGGCCAAGATTGATACCAACCTTCAGAATCACAAGGATGATATGGCTGGTATTAATAAGGATATCCTTACCGAAAAGAATGACCGCTTAGCTGGAGATACTTTACTTCAAACCAATATCGATAAAGAATCAACTGAAAGAGCTAATCAAGATACTCTTATCAGTAATGCTGTTGCTCAGGAGAAAGCAGATAGAATTGCTGCAGACCAGGCAATGGACGATAAGAAGGTAGATAAGGTAGATGGCAAGGTACTTTCTTCAAATGATTTCACTGACTTGCTGTATGCCAAGTTGGATGGCATCGAAGAACATGCAAACTATATCACTAAGGTTTCTCAGTTATTAAACGATTCTGACTTTCAGAATGCAGAACAAGTAGAGGCTGCAATCCAAAAGATTATTGGTTCAGCACCTGAAGTATTGGACACTTTGGCAGAGATTGCTAAGGCTCTCGGTGATGATCCCAACTTTGCAGCAACTATGACTGCTAAGCTTACAGAGTTGGAGAATAAGCTTGAAGCCGAAAAGAACTTACGAGAACAGGGAGATAATACTTTACAACAATCATTCACTAACCTGAGTAATACTCTTACTACTACGGTAAATGAGCTGAGAACTTTTGTAAGTGAAACTCGTACAGAGTTGTTAACTTCCCTGAATGCTACTAATGCTCTGGTAACTCAGAATACTGCTAATATCCAACGTAACCTGGAATTAATCCAGGGTATTCAGGATAATATCAATGGTAATTATACGGCCATTACGGATCTGTTAAATAACGAAATTGCTGCTCGTAAAGCTGAAGATATTCGGTTGGAAGCAAAGATTGATCAGAATACTTCTGACCTTAATACAGAGAGAGAGGAAAGAAAGGCCGCAGATAAAGTTCTCCAGGATAACATCG